AACCGCTAAGAAGCCAGCTGCAGAAAAGAAGCCAACCGCTAAGAAGCCAGCCACTAAGAAGGCGAGCCCAAAGAAGTCAGGTAAGTAATGTCTTACTGGCAAGCACTGAAGGTAGTCCTCGGTATTGATGCTATTAAGAATCGTAGGAAGATGAATCGTCAGCGTAGGATCGATGCCTTGTTTGCAAGTTCCCACTTCCAAAAACCAGAGCGAGATGAGTATGGTAGGTGGATTGTTTCTGCCCCCAAAAAATCTGGTTGCTGTGGTGGAGAGCAGTGTCAATGCAAGAAGTCGAACTAGTCAATGTAAAGACAGCTGCCTATCACGGGCAAGTTTCAATCAGCATGATTGGTTACATGATTCGGCGAGGATACGTAAAGCGTCATCCAATTAAACCGGAATCAAGATACTATCTAGTTGATTTGAACGAAGTCCTCACTCAGCTTGAGCTTGGAGCAGAACGGAAGTCCAAATGCTACAACCTCCACTGGGATAAACAACCGAGGGATCGACACGGTAATTTTATTAAGTTATCTAATGATCCTCCGATCAATTTGAAGTAACGGCGAGCCCCTGTAAAATCCTTGATTTTATGGGGGTTTTTCCGTTGTTTGTAAATAGGAAGTGTCTCTGTCAGCCAACTCACCCCAAAAAACTTTCCAGCATACTAGTACCGTCACCAAAAATGCAAATTTACGTGACGTCGGGAAGAGACTTCCAAACTGCGTAGGAACACACGCAAAAATCGGCTGGTCGCACTATGTCTCTCCCCGCGGTGCGGCCAGTCTTAGAACGGACGTCTACATTGACCACCCTAAACGTCACCCCCGGCGAGGATAGCGGCGAGGATACGAATCCATTTGCCGCCCCCAAAGTTGAAGCCCCCGACGTTCGGATTGATGAACCGATCAACCTACGTCCAGATCTATCTCAGCTAGGTATCCAAGAGTCTGACCGTGGTGTATGTGAAGATACTTATGAGAACCGTGCCATCTTACGTCGAGCAAAATTTAACTGGGCTCCTGTCTACGCCACTAACGGTGTCCCAACTGGTTTGATCCAAGCTATCTCTCCCGAGATGTTAACCGAACGTCGAGTATTATCCCTCGCTGAGAAGAAACCACTTCTAACGGACCCATCAAACAAGAACTCAGATTACCTGGTTGGTTATGATCTAATAGCTGAAGAAGCAACCGACTACCTAGTCCCAGCTTGGGTCTTGGGTGCAACGCGTGCCTGGATCAAAGAACAAACAACGGACGTCGTTAGAAGTTCAAAGAAGAAACCCGCAGCCTTGCCTGCACGTTGTGCTGCTATAAAAGACGACGGCATCAGATGTCAGCTCTGGACGTCTGGTCGGATCCAAGATGACGGCCTGTGTAGAATTCACCTGGGATCGATGAAGCGACGTCCTGGTGATGACATCGAACGAGCTCGTGCAAAGTTAACCCAGGCAGCGCCTTACGCCGTCGACGTTCTCGAAGATATGATGTCTAACGCTGAGAGCGAACCGGTCAAGCTGAAGGCCGCCACTGAGATCTTGGACCGAGCCGGCGTGCGTGGTGGTGTAGAGTTAGATGCGACGGTAAACTTAGACGTACGTCCAGCTGCTAGTATCATTGCTGAACGTCTGAACAGGCTAGCCATCAACGCCATGGAGAACGCGGCCAGCCTGGTTTCAACGGGAGTCACTGTTGAGGCCGATAAGGACGTCCGGGATGATATAGTAGAAGCAGAAGTTGTAGAAAGCGAAGAGAATGACGACAGTACAAACGAGGTCAAGGAGTGACCATGGAACAGATTCTAGAAGCGGCGAGGGAACATGCCCAACGTCTGCAGGAAGATATCAAACAAGCTGGGAACCGTGTAGATCACATTCGTATGACGACTCGAGCAAACGAAGCTCAGCACCTGGTGAGCTACCTGGAGCAACTTCAAACGGAGCAGTAAATGTTTAGCCGCCGGATGAGACGCAGCGGCCAGGGTTTCCGTGAAAAGTTACAAGCATTCTTGACTGAAGCGGCGAGCCATCTGGGCTATAGGAGCCATGCTGGACGTGTATCGTTCTACGGCGAGCGTAACGGGTATAGCGGCCAGCCTTGGTCCGGGTCTTTTATTGATTATGTAGCGAAGGTAACCGACGTCGATATTCCCAGCTGCGTGTATCCTCCAGCTGCTGCAGCAAACTTCTTACGAACGGGTCGCCTCTACGTTAATCCTAAGCCAGGTGACATCGTCTTCTTTAACTTTTCAACGGGTGGTCACTTTGAGATGCCACACGTGGGGATTGTGATCGACGTAACCGGTGTAACTTTTAACGGAAGCTTCAAAACGATTGAAGCTAACATCGACACTGGACTCGCGAAGGGACCTCAGGATCGAAACGGGATCTTCGAACGAACCAGGTATCTGACGGACGTGATCGCCTTCGGCCGCCCCAACTTCTCACGAAGCCGATTAAAAGAGGGAGATCCGGATCCGAGCTTGCCTCCGGTAAACTTAGCACGAGTGCTTTCGTTAAAACCTTGCCTGGATGTCGAGCTCATCCAACTCGCCTTGGCCGAAGAAGTCGGACTCAGAAATGCGAAGCGGGGAACGTATGACGCTCAGACAAAGTCCGCCTTCGCAAACTTCCAACGAAAGATTGGATACGTTGGTGATGACGCGACTGGCATTCCGGATCGAAAGAGTTTGGAAGCTCTTGCAATAAAAACAAAAAAGTTTGCGGTTTTGACTTGACAATGTAGACGTCAAGAGTTATTATCGAACTATGAATACACCACATGACCCATATGAAAACCTAACCTTCATCAACGCACTAGTTCAGCAAGACCCGAGCTGGGAGCCCGAAGAAGTCGTTCTCGTTATTGGAGATGGCATTGCTGTCTTTGACGAGGAATTCCCGTATGACGAACGCGTCTACTTCCACTTTGACAACGCTGAGCAGTACGAGACAGCAAAGACCACATTGCTGGAAAACGTTGGCTTCGTTGTACTACGTGAGCTTGAGGAAGAGGAGGGCGAGGAATGATCGAACCAAAAGATGAGTACGTATGTGATAACTGCTACGAGATGCAGGCAGACTATGGAGCTCCTGGAATTGATGGCACCATGGTTTGGATTTGCAGTGCGTGCAAAGAAGAAGGAACCTACGAGAACGTAGAGTTCGAAGGAGATGACGAATAAATGCTAGGATTAAAGAATGAATGATGAAGAACTAACATTTGAAGATTGGATCAAGACCGGCCTGGAGAAGGGTTGGGTAGGACCGCCAGTCTGTGTACCACATGACGGCGTGCCTATGTCCGCTGAAGAAGACGAAGCTTATGACAACGGCGAGGACCCTTGTTACCACGTAGTCCGGTTATATGATGATCTGGACGTCAAACGGAGCGTAGAAGAAAACCACTCACCATCTGTATGGCGTGCGACTTCGTACGGCGTGGATCTAGAAAGCAACGGCGAGTAGCTCAGATCCGGTAAACTTCTAACGAAGCACGGCGTGCCTTTGTTAGATGCTGCAGCACACTGAACCGCGGCGAGCGTATACGTACGTCCAAATAACATAACGGTGATGTGTATTAGTATTTCTATTGGAGGTACTATATGCAACAAGTTGAGCTGCACATAATTAACGATGAGACCGATGCCGGCCTGGCAGAAGAGTCTGGTCTGATCATATTTGAAACCGATGAGTTCTGCGAGAACTGCAACGAAGCTGTAGCCTACGCGGGTAACGGTAGATTCATCCCATGTGTCCTTGTGCTGGGAGATGTTGACGGGGACGACGTCGAGTACTTCATATGTAGCGACTGTGCTACACCAATCCTGGATCCTGGAAACTTCTAACGAAGGAAGATCGCAGCTCAGCTGATGAGCGATCCGGATGTGTATAGAAACTTTTAACGAAAGCTCGTTCGAAGTTCCGGCCGGAGGAGATCACACTCAACGAAACTTGACATTCCACTGACTGGGACTGTAGACTTCTATAAAAGAAGGAGTCACATGCCAAAGTACAAAATTTACTGGGAAGTCGAGATTGATGGGGAGCCTGCAACCTTGGAACTCAAGGGCTTGTGGGAATCAAAGGAGACAGACCCTGATGAGGTCTCGTTAGAAGTTGATGCAGATCCAGATCTGATTGGTGATGATTTCATTGGGTATCCAGACAACTATGACGAAGAGCATGAAGTGGTCTGGAATTCATTCCCGATTGCAATCAGAGTTGACGAAGACTAGTCGTCACTATTCATACGATCAATTAGCCTAGGTGATCTAGAAACATACCCGTTGTTTACTGGGGCATCAGTGAAGTCCCCCGCATTCAGTAGACGCCCGAGTCGAAGCTCAAGGCAACCAATGCATAGCATTCCCTTATCACCCGGTACCACTGGCAACCACACGTGATCGTGTACCATGTAGTACTCGTCTAGGTGCAAAGTATTTCCATTGCAATCCATGCAGCTAAATCCATAGCACTCACCTTGACATCCCGGAAATTGATCAGGACAAGGGTCTTCATATACATAATCATCACACGCGTAACACATGTATCTATTGTATAAGAAACACAGCTTTCGCGCTATAGCTAGCTCCGAAAAAAGGATCAGAAAAAAAATTAATTATTTATAGCATTTCGATTTGACTTCCAACGAAACTTCCTATAAGTTAGTCCTATCAACATCCAAACTAACGAAAGGTAATTCTTATGGATGCTCAACAAACGCTGGCTGGTCAGGCTCTCTACTTAGAGATGTCTAATGGTGCCAAAGGCGATACTGCTCAAATCTTGCTCGTTCCAATGGGCATCATTGATGGCAAAGTGTCGCAACCTGTAATGCTAAGAAGAACAGTAAATCAATGGTCGCCAAGAGCACAATGGCAACTCGACAAAATCCAAACAAACCCTGTTCCAACAATCCCGAGTGGAACTACTGCTACTTTCGGAACAATGTCTGATGAAGAAGCACAGCAACTTTCATTAGAAGTTCTTTCACCAATCAGAAATCAACTTGCTTATCTGATGGAAAAGGGTTGGACACTTAGAAATAATAAGCCCCTTGTTGTAGAAGTTTCACAGCAAGACTTGATTGATGTAAGCAAGTGGTCAAGTCCACAAGGTCTGCTTCGCCGAGTTCTTAGAACTCGTAAAGAAGCAGGTTTCCCCGAAGAACTATTTACCAAGTAAGCCCGAGAGATAGGACATAAATAAAATGGCTACATACCCCCCTACAAAAACAACAGTAGAAGATTTGGATGCTCTAAAAGCAATCTCGATCGATTTACCAACTGCTCTAATCGCATACGCCGAACAAGCAGTATCATCAAAGAGCAAGTCAGTTCTTGATGGTCTAACAAACAAGGCTAGTGCCTTGACCAAAAGGGCTTCGGCTGGAACTATCCCTACAATGAAAAAGGTTCGTATCGTGGATGCCCCGAGTATTGATGGACAAGAGAGTTATGCTCGCCCTAATGGTGAGTTGTATTACTCTCGTAAATGGTCAGAGATGCCTGATGTCGAAGTCTTGCGTAAAGGTCGTGCCAATGGACACTATGCGTTGCTGTATGGTGCCCCTGGGTGTGGAAAGACAGCATTGGTCGAAGCAAGTTTCGGGGATGAACTTTATACAATTCTCGGTTCTGGCGATACCGAACTTTCAGACTTCATTGGTGGCTATGTCCAAACTCCGAGTGGTGGCTTCGAGTGGGTTGATGGTGCTCTAATCAAGTCTGCCGAGCAAGGTAAAGTTCTGCTCATTGACGAGATTGGATTGATTGACCCGAAAGTTCTTTCTGCTCTCTATGGATTGATGGATGGTCGTAAAGAAATCACCATCACTCAAAATCCCGAGCGTGGAACTGTAAAGGCGAAAGATGGGTTCTATGTCGTTGGTGCGACAAACCCTAATGCCCCTGGGGTTCGCCTTTCAGAAGCCTTGCTATCTCGTTGCTTGCTACAAGTCGAACTGACTACTGATTGGTCGCTTGCTAAGAAGTTGGGCGTTCCAATGTTGGCAATCACAGCAAGTCAGAACTTGGCGAAGAAACAACTTTCAGGTGAAGTATCTTGGTCGCCACAGTTCCGAGAGTTGCTTGCGTTCCGAGAAATCGAAAGTGTCTATGGAACTGATTGGGCGATTGCGAACTTGCTTGCTTGCTCACCTGAAATGGACAGACCTGTTGTGGCTGATGTCTTTACCCGAGTATTCGGAAAAGATTGTCGCCCTGCCAAAATCTAGGTAGTCCTATCCCTAGATCAGATTGGTAGTCGAGCTAGTGAAAATTAGCTCGGCTACTGATCCTGAAACTAGCTGATAGAACTTGCTATAAAACTAAATCACCATTACAATCGAAGTAAGTCAAACGAAAGGTAAAAAATGGCTCACTATGGAAATGTAGAAATCACAGCAACAACTCCGAAAGAGTGGCTTGCTGTTGGTGCGAAACTCGGGCAGTTGGTCAATGAGTGGTCAGGTCGTAATGACCTTGCTGTTCTGATTGCTCACGAAATCGCTCACCCGAACCCTGCTCTATACAACCCGACAAGTTCGGAAATCGAAGTAAGTATTCCTATGGCATTTGGCATTGGAACTACCCCTGCCAATCTTGGCGATTTATCAGACAAAGCAATTCAGTATGAGAACGCTAAGGCGATTGGCGTTATCTATCACGAGAGTTGCCACGCTAGGTTCTCTCGATACTCACTCGAAGATGCGAGCAAGGCTCTAACTGAAAACGAGTTCGGTGCTCTACACCTGCTCGAAGAAAGTCGTATCGAACATTGGGGCATTACTGCTATTCCAAGTCATAGAGAGTTCCTAAGAAGTTCTGCTCTCGAAATTGTATTGGCAGAGATTGATACAGCAGTAGAGAAGATGTCTGCTATTCGTGCTGGTGCTTACCTATCAGGTCTGACCCTTGCTCGAATTGATGCTGGCGTTCTTGATGCTATGGATTTAGTTTCAGTATCAGAGTTCTTGGATGGATTACTTGGTGCTGAAAATGTTGCTCGCTTGCGTGAAGTGTGGGTCGAGTTTCAGGCTCACGCTGACCACGCTAACGCCGAACCCCTTTACGCCTTAGCTCGAAAGTGGGAAAGTATCGTGAAAGAACTTTCCGAACAGGCAGGTCAAGAACCCGAAAATGGTCAGGATGGATGTAAGTTCCCTATTGGTGGCGAAGATGGTGAGAGTGGCGAAAAGGGCAAGGGTCGTGGAACAGGTCGATCGATTTCAGAGATGTTGGATGCTCTAACTGATGATGCTGATAACACTATGCTCTCGTCAAGACAGAGTTTAGATAGACAGCAGACAGCCGAAGATTGGGATAAAGAAGTCAAGGCTCGTCAGAGTTCGGCAAAGAGAAATGCTGACCACCAAAAGGTAGCAAAGCAGATTATCGAACAGAACAAAAGGGGAAATGAACCTAGTTGCGATACCAACTCAAAGTTCTTGGGTGCGAGAAAACCAACTGCTATCGAAAGGTCGTCTGCTGTTCTCGTTGCGAAGTTGCTAGAAAAGGCAAAGTATCGTGAGAGAGATGTTGTCGTTCACAATCAAGTTCTTCCTGCTGGAAAACTTAGAACTCGAACAATCGTTCAGGCACAGGCTCTCAAAGCAAAAGGTATTCACAATCCAATCGAGATGTGGAAGAACAAAACTCGCAAGCAAACTGACGAGCCAACTTTATCTATCGGCGTGATGGTGGACATTTCTGGCTCAATGGGTTCTGCTATGGAACCAATGGCAACGACAGCGTGGGTTCTATCCGAAGCAGGTCGGCGAGTTCAGGCGAGAACATCAATGGTCTATTTCGGCTCAGATGTATTCACCACACTCAAAGCAGGGCAACACTTGGAAGAAGTGCTGACCTACTCGGCTAATGACTACACCGAGAAGTTCGACAAAGCGTTTCAGGCAACGGATGGGATGCTCAACTTACTAAACGGAAGTGGGGCGAGATTGCTCGTTGTTGTATCGGATGGACATTACACTCCCGAAGAAACTAAAAAGGCGAGAGAGTGGATTGCCGAGTGTAAGCGTAGTGGCGTGGCTGTTCTATGGATTGGCTACGATAAATCCGTTGGTGGTGCCGAGTTCATTATCAAGGGAACGGATGCTGAATTAGTTTCTGTATCTAATGATGTTGCCGAAGCAAGTAGGGCTATCGGCGAGATGGCGAGTAGAGTTCTGTCCAAGATGGGCGAGCGCAACTCCTACTAGCCGACAACAAGAGCTTCCCTATCGGGTGTCTGACTTCCCTTTCCTTTCGTTCATCAGACACTCGGTAGGGATTTCTTTTATCGGCGAGCCTATGATCTCGGCGAGACGTAGCTGTAATAACGGCGAGCCCTACCCGGGTACTAAATTTATAACCGCGTGACCTAGGTGATCCTGGGATCATAGCTGCATCAGTGTAACGGGGAATCTAACTTCTAACGGAGTGATGTTTGCAGCTGGTGAGATCTGTCCTTACATGTGCTTCGCGACTTCTAATGAACCGCTCGTGAAAAGATCTGATGAGAGATGAGAGGATCAGAGGATCAGAGGAGAGGATGGGAACTTCTAACGGAGAGCTCATCAGAAGATATGCTGCCAGGTAGTACGTGGGAACCGGTGTGATAAGAAGCTGCCCTGCTCAGGGTGCTCAGGGTGCTCAGGGTCCTCAGGGTCCAACCGGTGGAACCGAAGTCTGACGAAGCTCATCGGAAGTTTACCTGGATCAGAAGCTGCCTGGTCGAACCTGGATCTGATCAGCTTCGTTCGAAGATTGCGGCCGGTGTATGTGGATCTAATGCTGGCTGAGCTCCGAAAAATTAATTAAAAAATTTCGTGAAATGTGCTTGCTAATGTCGTGTCGTGTGTAATAATAGATACACCAAGCACACTTCTACGAAAGGAAACCCTATGTGCGACAACCCTGAACACGACCACGAGAACTTTGACCCTATTGAACTAATCAGGAATACTGACGATGGGCAAGAGATTCTGGCTATCCTAGTGGCGAGCAACCTTGCCCTACTTGCTGACCACGCTGAAAAAGAATTTGTATCTCCACCAATGTCGCAAATGGCAGAAATCCTTGTTGCTGTTGCTGAACGAATTGGAAATCAAGAAGGCATTGACCTTGCCAAGTTCATCAAGATTACCATTGACGATGCTGTTGCTAACAATTGGGAAGTAGCCGAAGATGATGGCGACACTACAACTTGGGTTCATAAAGCAGATAAAGATGATTTAGGCGAGGGTGCGTAAATGACCCTTGCTGAATTCTGCGATGAGAAGATTACCGAGCTGGAAGAGATGGCAATTGTTGCTATGGAAGAAGGCGATGATGACTTGGCGAGCTACTTGGAAGGATCTATTGATGCCTACTCCATTATCAAAAACAAGTTGGGCGAGTTGGCGTAGCTCGGCGAGCACGATCTATGACTTGCGACAAATCTAAATAACCACTAAACTCTTACTATGGCTAACGAAAGGAAATCAAATGCCAAACTGGGTCTATAACTATGTTACTGTTACTGGCAAGACCGAAGAACTAAAATCGTTCATCACCAAATCAACTGAACCACGCCCCTATGAGAACGGCTTGTCGGAAAACCGAGACTTCTCGTTCTGGAACTTTGTGGCTCCACCCGAAGACAGACTGGATGAGTATTTCGGTATTCACGGATGGGTTGACGGCAAGCAACAAGGCGATACTGCTGTGAACTGGTATAACTGGAACAACGAAAACTGGAATACCAAGTGGGATGCTTGCGACCAGTATGTAGCCGAGATGGATGAACTTGGTGATGGAACGGCGAGAATTAGTATTTCATACAATACGGCGTGGAGTATTCCTGAACCTGTGATGCGTGCGATGGTTGAGCAACATCCTGAACTTCGCTTTGAGTTCTCTTGCGAAGAAGAACAAGGATGGGGTGCTGACTTTGTTGGCGAGAACGGCGAGTTGGAAGAAACTAAATCTTGGGACATCCCGAACTCTCACGCTGACTATGTTGAGAGAGATAATGAAGACGGATGCCTTTGTAGTCACTTTGACGATGAAGACGAATGGTATAGTGACTGTCCTAAAGACACCGACCCTAACCGAGTTATCTCTATTGCCGAGATGGACAAAGACTTTAGGAACTTCGCCGAATAAACTTGTGGTGAAAGCCACCTGACTAGAACCCCCCTACACTTCCTTCCTTTCCTGTAGGGGGGTTTAGTCTATCCATAGATCATTGACGGTTAGCCTGGGCGAGCTCAGCTCAGATTAGCTCCGGACGTGGCTTGCCGGTGATCAGAATCTTAGCTGCGAAATTTGGATCTAAACACGCCATAAATAGTTTCGTTAGAAGTTGCGAAATGTCGTATCAAAGCATTATACTTTTAGTGTCTAAACGAAAGGAAATCCAAATGGGACTAGACATGTATCTATACGCTCGCAAGTATGTATCGGGCGTGGACTATTCACGAGCAAATGGTGAAGTAGTATCAACACCAAATCCAATGTTCACTTCTGTAATCAACGCTATTGGACTTACTACTGACGAACTAAGTGAAGATTTTCCGTCTGCCACTATTTCGGTCAAAGTTGGTTATTGGCGTAAGGATAATCAAATCCATAGTTGGTTTGTAAATAATGTTCAGGGTGGCGAAGATAACTGCGAAGAGTTTCATGTAAGCAGAGAGCAGTTGTTAGAGTTGCGAGATGTCTGCCGAAAGGTTGTTGCCGATAACTCACTTGCCGAAGAACTACTACCACCAGCCGAAGGATTTTTCTTCGGGTCATACGAGTATGACGAGTGGTATTTTGAAGGTATCAAGGCGACTATCGCTATCTTGGATAGGATTTTGACTAACCCTAAGTTTGAAGATACGGGCATGTTCAGTTGGGACTTTTACTACCAGAGCAGTTGGTAGAAAGTTGGCGTGGTGCCGGTGGAGAAATCTGCCGGCTCACCGGCCAGCAATCAGATCGATCGAAGACACGCGGCGAGCTGTTGCAATGAAATAATAAATCTTGTAAGATGGAGCTACGTTCGAGAAAGGAACAAAATGAAACTAACCAAAGCTGAACACGATTTCCTAATGAAGCTCATGGCTCAGACATGGGCATACGCCGACAGACACGAAGATGCTGTCGAACGTCAGGAGCTAGCTATGTCTATTATGGACAAGCTCGAAGAGAACCTAATCAGTAACGGATACGCTGACCAAATCGGCGAGCTAGGGGACTAGTGAAACGGATCGGGTTGTGGCGTGTTGTAGAAAATGTCACCCCGATTTGGTAGAGTTGTATCATAACAACTAGTGAAAGGACTAGCCGTGAATAAAAAAGTTAGAAAGTTCTACTTAGAAAAAGTTGGTATGCCAAGAAGTTTGGTTTACCGACTAATGTTCTACAAAGTATTTCCAAAGGCAAGGGGCAAGGCTTTATTTGATGCCCTTGTAAACATCTTCCTTTACCGATACTACGAGAAGGTTGGCGAGCAACAATTCTTACTAGAAACAAGTATTGTGAAGCACCCAGCAGGAAAGAGAAAGTAATGAGTGGCGTGATTGACCCTTGCCACTATTGTGGCGAGAGCACGGCTTTCGGGTCTGGCAAGTTTGTGAACCGACTACCGGTAGAAGACGGCTGGGGTTGTGCCGAGTGTTCTGGCTTTGCTTGTGATAAGTGCTACAAGCAGATTTATTTAGACACCGATGTCCGTGATAAAGACGGATACTTTTATCACGCTACATGCTTACCGGTTGGCGAGCATGTTGGATTCAATGAAGACCTTTATGATGAGAGTTGTTGGTGCGAACTACATGAAACGGAGAGTGAGTAATGGCCGAGCTAATCCACTTTGTTCTTGCTGTTGATCTTGAAACCGGCGAGGTGATCCTAGATGACGATACCCTGATCGCGCGATTCCATGATGGAGCTGTATGGGATACCGAAGCTAATGAGTGGCGAGCTGAGACGGAAGCTGAGTACGATAGATCAGTTGCGAAAATCAAACCGATACTTGACATTCGATAATAAATCACTAAACTGGTAATACGCTAACGAAAGGAAGAATCATGGCGAGTTACACCGTAACACTAACAACCAGCAACACCTCTTTTATCACGACCGTTGATTACGATGGCGAGATTGAAGCAGACGACTATCACCTTGCGATGATTGCTGTGTCCCGTATCTATGACAATGAGGGACTAGACCTAACCCTTAGGCGTTGGGACTACACCGTGGAGCCTCTCGATGAGTGATTGGGAGTTTAGAGAAGACCAAGATATCTCTTGGTGGCACTGTAACCAGCCTGGTTATTGGGAGGGCGAGGAAGTTTATTGCTCTAAGTGTCAAGCTAAATTGGAGGATACCGATGAGTAAATTTACAGAGGAAGAATTGGACTTTGTATTTGGCCTGTTGTATGACGCTAGCAAACGTGCCGATGATCCTGAATGGGTTACGGATATTATGACTAAGCTGCATGAAACGATCTCCGATAATACGGCGAGCTAAACGGATCTGAATTGCGACACGCTAATAGAGTTGCACGGAACCACTAAACCTGTATAATGGACTTACGACCAAACGAAAGGAAAAAATTATGGTCAAGACTGAAATTGAATTACTGGACTATTGCACTTGCACTAAGTGGGATGAAGAAACCGAAGCCGAAGTTCTGGATGAACACGGCGACCCTGTGCCAGCCGAATGGTGTTCGGGTTGCTTTGATGACGACAAGTCAAACCTAGAGTATGAAATTGTTATGCCGTTCTTGAAGTCTAAGGGAATTGACGGCGAGCAGTTGCTCTACATCGGAGCAAGTGGAATTGGATGGCAGAGTAGAAGTGGATACGCCGTTGCTAAGGCGAACACGGATGCGATTATCAAGGCTCTCTCTATCAACGGCGACTTTAGACTTGTCTTCACTTACGAAGACGGCGAGATGACTGCCGTTCGCTATTCTCACGATGAACCGATGGGGACTGGCAAGTTTGAGTTTAGACTTGCGACCGATGAAGAAATTGAAGCGTGGGACTACCGATAGCCTGAAGTCAAACGGCGAGGGGATATTGCTTAGGTGATATCCCCTTTAGCTTTACCGGCCGGCGAGCTGATGGCGTGTAGAGATCTGTTGAACGGATCACTGAACGGCGAGCTAAGACTTACTGGCGTGTTGTTGCGTGAAGATACCTAAACCGATAGACTTTATACACGCCTAACGAAAGGAAACCTAATGGCTAGTTATCAAGTTCTAACGGGCAAGAAGTATGATGTTGTTGCCGATACCCCCGAAGAAGCCGAGCAGAAGTATCACGCTTACCTTGCTGGTGAAGATTGCCCTTGTGGCTTTGCTCAATGGGGAGAAGAAGCAAGTGCCAATGGAGATGAACTTTGCTCTTGCGTAGAGTTTAGTGAGATTGATACTTGGGTGATTGGTGGTGATGAGTGAATGACTAAATACTATTTTGCCGAAGATGGAAACTTTGGAGATGCTAACGACATCTTGCTAGTTGATGATGAGAACCTTGACGTTCACTTTTGGGAAGGTCTTGATTGGTCTGCCGATAGTGACAGATTGACTTTTGCTAAGTGGTTTGCTGGTAACAACCATAAGACAGATAGCAAGGGAACTCAAACTAGTTGCTCTCTTTGCGATAGCAAGATTAGTTAGCAAGTAATCTCTACAAGAAGCTCCGGTGCCGATTGGTGCCGGATTTTCTTTTTCTAGCTTCACGCGGATCCAAATATTATGGCCGGTGCAGCAACGTTAGTTACTCGCCGTCATCAATAGGGAACGCTTGTCTAAACGCTTCATCTACCTCGGGGTCAAACAACCAACCTAGAAAGCCCTTGATACCCTCGGGGGTGTTCAGGTCAAACTTAGGGTTTAGTAGTGGATTCTGGTCTGGGTCTGGAATTTGATTAGTCATACTAAATAGAACTAAATTTGTTTAGGATTTATTCCCCGAATTAGAAATAAATTTTAATCGTGATCTGATCTAGCTCCGGCCGGTGTCCGGTAATTTGGATCTAACTTGGATCTGATTCCGAGCTCTGCCGACACGCCGAAATTTATTTCCCGAATGGACTTGCCAAATGTCGTGGGGTTGCTATAAACTGGCAAGGTAAATGATTCCCGACTGAAAGGAAACTAAAATGGGAATGGATGTCTATGGTAAGAACCCTGCTAACGAAGTAGGGTCATACTTTCGTAGGAATGTTTGGGGCTGGCGACCACTCTGGGATTACTGCCTAAATGTTCATAACGAAATTGCTGGTGCTGTTGAGTATGGACACTCTAACGATGGCGATGGACTGGATGGAACTGCTAGCGTAGAACTTGCTAACGCTATTCTCTCTGCTATTGCCGATGGAACTGCTCAGGATTACATTACTCAGCGAAACACTTATCTCGCTAATCTGCCGAGATTAGACTGCGACCTTTGTGCTGGAACTGGAATCAGGGCTGACGAAGTTGGCGTTGAGAATGGAATGCCTGAAAGGGAACTTTCTGCCGAGATGGCAATTCTCTTAGGCAGAACTAAGGGCTGGTGTAATTCTTGTAATGGCGAAGGCAAGAAAGAATCTTGGGATACTAACTACGATTTGGAACTTGACGACCTGAAAGAGTTTGCCGAGTTCTTGCTAAATTGTGGTGGCTTTGAGATTTGCTAATCTAATCGCCTAACGCTTACACGCCTGACCCGAAAGGGTTGGGCGTGTTTGCTTTTACATGATCTAAACTGCCGAGCTCCGAATGCCGGCCGGCCAGGTGAATAGTTCCCGCGGTAAATAAATTGGATCACTGCGGCTGAGATCTAGCTTGTGCCGAGAGATCTCTGAACACGCTCTAAATAAACTTGTGCGAATTATCTAATAGGACTAAACTGATTACACGCCTAACGAAAGGAAATCAAAAATGGCGATTACTAAAACTGAAACTACACTTATCGGCTGGTGTGCTGTTGATAGTGGACAAATCCTAATCACTGACCCTAGTTATCTTGCCGACTGGAGAGATAACGAAATGGGCGACACTGGCAAGGGCGACTATTCTTGGTCTGGTGCTTGTGCGACAACCTTGACTGACGAAAGGGCTGGGCAACTAAACTTTCTTGCTGGACACTCTGGGGCTGGTGTAGTTTCTAGCACGGGTCTTGGAGATGGTTTCTATCCTGTTATGGCTACTTATGTAGATGACGACACTTGGGGTAAGCGTGTTTCTAAGTTGGAGATTATCTTTATTCAGGATGGAGAACTGGACTAATGGCGAAAGAGACTTACACGGTTGAACTTAGACAAATCTACGAGGTTACGGTTGAGGAGGGCCAAGACTGGACCGAAGCCTTAGATGAGAGTCTGCGGACTTACTACAAAACCGGTGTTGAGACTGATGACGTGACTATGCTCCATAGTGCGTTTGAAGTGCTGGAAGTAACTGGAAGTTAATCGATAGGGCTAGGTTATCGCGATGCGATTGCCTAGCTCTTTCGGATCGATCTCTGAAACTTGCAGCTTATAAAAGTGGATCTAAACACGCCATAAATAAAGTTGCCAAATGTCTGCGGTGTCCTATAAACTGGACTTATCTATCCCGAAAGGAAACTATGTCTATCTTAGATATTGTTATTGTTCTACCGCTTGCCTATCTTGCGGTTGTTGCCATTCCCCTAATCGTTACTGACGCTAGGGTTCATCGCCTACCTAACAAGTATGTGTTGCCGTTCATTCTTGTTTCATTCCTAACTACTATTGCGGTTGCGATTATTAGTGCCGATTGGATTAGGTTTGTAATCACCTTTGGTGTTGCGGTTGCTACTTTGCTTATTGGTATCTATCTCAATGGTAGGGATATCTTGGGTATGGGCGATGTGAAACTATTTGTCGGTATCGTTCTTGCTCTAGGTTCATTCTCTCTGTGGTTTGCTCTTATTGCTATTGCGGTTGGCTTTGTAGTTTCAGTTGCGGTTACTCTAGTTAGAATGTTTGTAGTCAAGTCTGTAAGTATGTATGGGACTACAACTATTCCACTTGGCGTATTCACTATCTCAGCAACTTTGGTTACTGGGTTAGTTGCGGTTGTAATCTAACTCAGTAGAGTGTGACCCCTGAGCATAGCTCGGGGGTTTCACTTTATCCGGAGTGCCGGTTAGGATCAGCCACGTGAAAGATCTCTGGCGTGTTTGTAGCTTGGTAGTTGCGAACTCTGCCGATAAGTGCTAACTTTGTATTACCTAGAAAGGAAACTCAAATGAAGTTTAGAGAAGCATTAGGTTCTGTTATTCAGGAATACCGATACAACAATAATCTAACCCTGCGTCAAATGTCGGGTGGTGGTTCTGGGCGTATCTCAACAACTTACCTTTGGGAGTTGGAGAACTCACGCAAGGAAGCAAGTAGCGAAATGCTTACGGAAGTTGCCGAGTGTATGAGCATTACAACTGCCGAATTGGTTATTCGTGTTGGGTTCTTTATGGGGGGTATCCCTGATTATGTGCCACAAGATTTGCTAGAACTCACCAGATAATTTGGGTGAGCTTCTAGATCTGTTCATGCCGGACTGATCTGGTTGCGGCCACCTGATTAATCCGGATCTAAAACACGCGGAAAATTATCTTGCCAATTGGGAATAATTTGTCGTAAGGTGCGGTTATAATTTATGTAGACACGGAAAGGAAAACTAATGTCTAATAAATCATTCGAAACTCTATCTGAAACTGAAGTGCTAGAACTTATCCCTAGAACATTCTCGGCACTTGACCACGCTAGTGAAATTGGAAGTGTTCGGGACATTGTGATTATGAAAATGGGTTTGGAGAAACTCATTGATAGACTGATTGAGTTGCTACTCACCACCGATGGAAAGGAAAACTAATGAACTGCGAAAACTGCGAAACTGCACGTGGAACTATTCATTACCAAATTCGTAAAGATAAGTATCTCTATCTCTGCCTAACTTGCTATGAAGTGTTGGAAGAATACATCGCTTTGCGAAGAGCTCTACGCGGTAAATAATTCTGACTGCGGCCACCCGGTGCAGCTGCATGGATCCGTCACCCGGTAACGATCAATGAAGCTAGGATCTGAAATCGGGGAATAATTACGGTGAAATGTCGGTTCTATTTAGTATGATGGAAGTTATGGAAAGGACTGAAATGATAACTGGTGAATTGTCTCAACTAATCGGGGAAGTTCTACGGGAACTTAGATTAGAGAAGAATCTAAAACTTAGACAACTAAGTTCGGCTAGTGGTGTTGCTCTCGGCTACCTAAGTGAAGTGGAGCGTGCCGTCAAAGACATCTCTTCTAAAATGCTGACCAAGATTCTAATCGCATTAGACATCTCTCTTTATGAATTTCTAATTCTTGTTGCCGAAAAAGAAAAAAATAAAACTCTCTAAATGTTGCTATTTGGAAGTCATAAGTAGTAAGCTATCTATACGCCAATGAAAGGAAAATAAAATGGCACTCACAAAAGCTCACAAGGTAAGTATCGAAAGACAAGTTCGAGCAGAATACACCGAACAAATCAGCAAGCTAAATGACCACTCTCTATTCCACATGGTCAAGGGCTTAGACGCTAAGGGCAACAGCGTAGAGGGCAGACTAAAGACCTCTGCCATGAAGTACGGGTTCGAAGTTGGAATCCAAATTGCTACTGAAGTTCTGGAATCTCGTGGCCATGAAATGGTAGAGTTCCAAGCTATGTTCTTTATGTGTGAGCACCTATAAACTAGGTACCACTGATCTATAGGCACACCGGAAATTATTTGCAAAACGCGGAATAAATGTTGCGGTTTGTCGGTTGTAAATAGTAGGATTTAGTTAGTCAAGGAAAGGACTAAAATGCTCACTCAACTACCGCTAAACGAAGACAAGACTCTATTTGCTTCTGTCGAAATGCCTGAACTACTATCTCAGTTTGTATCTGCTAACTCAGGGCGTAAGGGTAAAGTAATCTCTCTATCAACTAAACTAACCAAGTCTGGTTATGGCGTATTGGTTATTGAGTTTATCCCTAAGGGTCAAACTAAAAGTCAATGGGCAACTATTAGCCCTGTTGCCTAATCCCTAATCCCCGCCGAGTGTCGGACACACTCACAAAATCCCTCGGGCGCGCACACAGCTCGGGGGATTTTTTTATGCGGAGAGATCTCTGCGGCCACGTTCCTGGAGCTGCACCGGATCTTGCTGCACCTGGTGGATCCCGGAGCTTCGCCGGTGATGGATCTAAAACACGCCAAAAAATTATTTGCTATTTGGGAATAATTTAGGGTATTTTCGTGTAGTATTTATGTAGCAACATAAACCAACTAATAATGAAAGGTATCAAATGAAGACATTTTTTCTTCGTGCTTTGGTTCTAGTCCCGATTACTGCTATTGCTTACCTATCTCAAAAAATCTCAGGTATGTATCTACAAAGTTGGGTTCTAAACAGCGTGGATGATGACCTAGTTATGTATTCCCGTTGGGAAGTAATTTCTTGGGTGTTCATCGGGCTTACCCTAATTGGACTAATCTGGGCTATGGTTGCTCCCGATAAAGATTAGGTTTTCTCTCTAATGCTAAACCCCCGCGCTTGCGGGGGTTTAGTTTTTAGCTGAGAGATCTCTGGAATGAGTTTATAGTTTCATTCCATACTTACGGAGATACTGGCGAATGTATTTGATGGCACGGAAATCACTAGGCGAACTCGCTGAGTGAAAAAATCTGCCATCTGGCGAAGTCCAACGAATGTGACCTGACTTGGTTGCTTCTATTTGCCAACCTTGCTTAGTTGCTTTTTTGATTAGAGCCATAACATCTTTGTTTGTGGAGAGTGCCATTTGGCAACCTTTCTTTTGTGGTAATACCACTTTACACCTCACCCGTGACATTTTGCCAAATTAGACACGCTGAAGCTTCTAGAGATCTCTGCGGCCACGTTCCTCCGGATCTTCGAGCTCCGGTCACGTGATTAATTTGGATCTAAAACACGCCAAAAAATTATTTGCAAATCGGGAATAATTTGTCGTAAGTTCGTGTTATCTTATTTGTAGCAACAAAAAACAATCTCTAGGAAAGGTTCTAAATGAGTGTTCACATCTGCGAAATCTGCGATAACCCTGTTGAGTTCCAATGGTGCGTTGAGTGTGGTGAAACTGTTTGCGTAATCTGCCACAACGCTTACGGCTGTCCAGAAAACTATTAGGAGAAAATAATGTCCAACACCACTAACTTTGCGTTTGAAGAAGTAATGCGTATGGCAGGGGGGCGAGATGTGTATTCATCTTCTACCCTTGCCATGATCTATGAAGAATGCGAGACCAACCGGCAAATCCAAGAACTTGCCGGTTGTCATCTTGTCGTAGCTTCTCCGGAGAAATCTCAGGAATACCTGACACGCTTGCGTTCTACTCTGAAACTGGTATTCTTTACTCGTAGTGATTATACAAATTAGGAAAGGAACTAAAATGTGCGAATGCGAAGATAGACCTTGCTGCGGTTGTCTTGCTGAGAGCGACATCTACGGAAGATACGAGCCAGACCCAATTGACGCTGAGCGTGCGCGTTTGGAAATGGATTACGACTACGAAGATTAGGCTGCCGGCCGGTCTACCTAAACCCCTCGCATCGCGGGGGGTTTAGTTTTACCTGGTGCAGCTTCTCCGGTGATCTTAAATTACTTACCTAGGTAAATAAATAGAAGCTCGGAGATCTATGCGACACGCTGAAATAAATGTCGGGAATAAATGTTGCCAAATGTCGGTTCTATACTATAGACTGATAATGTCCAAACGAAAGGAAACCAAAATGGCAGGACAAACCACACTACTACCACTAAACACCGAACGCTCTAAGTTTGCCGAAGTTGCTATGCCAACACTAGGCGACACTTACATTACCCCTAATGGTAGAACTGGCATCGTTGTTGAAATGGTGGTCAAGATGACTAAGGGTGGCTACGGAACTTTGAACATCTGCTTTGAAACCATTGATGCCGAAACTGGCGACATTGATGTTCAATGGGCTTGCGTAAGTCCAATGGCTTAGGCTTCGCCTAGCCTACTCCAAGGGGCTAGCCGAACGAACCCCCTAGCAGTTGGGCTAGGGGGTTCACCTTTACCCGAAATGGATCACCGGAGCTTTAGAGATCTCTAGAGCTTCTCCCGGTATTATAGCTGCAGCTTTGGATCATACACCATCCATCGATAATAGCTAATAGATTCCAATAACAATATCTTTATAATAAATTTGCCCTAGATTTGACAAATATGCCGAACCTGTGCTTAGATAGTACTAACAACTTCATACGGGTAAATGTAAACGGCTTATGGATTTCGATTCCCTGCTCATACTAGTTAAGCTGGAGAATCGAAAATACGAGTGTCAGGACTTCCCTGCCGTCTCTGTAGTTGGTACTTGCAAGTACAAAGGATTTCCCTCGGGTTCGCGACTCGGGGGATTTTCTTTTATCGGGGGGCAAACTGATCCATAGACTGAGCTGGCCGGTGAGCTGAGCTAGCTGATCAGTTGCAGCTAAGATCACCAGGGATCTGATCAGGATCTATGAGCTGCCGGATGTTACAGACACTCCGGAATAGATTTGACTTTTCCGGTGTGTAGTGTATTCTTATAGTATTCCCGGAAAGGAAAGGAGGGGGCTTATGTGTGAAGATTATCCATGTTGCGGACATGACAATGGCAACTGCCCTCGCAAGTAGTTCTAGCCCCCGGTGCAAGCCGGGGGTTTTTACTTACCGGCCGGAGCTTCACAGATCTCTAGAAAATATTTTTATATTTCGGGAATAAATGGATTAGGCTAATGGTTATTATTACTGTAAGGTAAATACAAATAACTCGAAAGGTTAGCCAATGAACATCACGCCAGAGAAGTATGCCGAAATGGTAATCGCAAAGTTTTACAAGGTTGAGAACATCTACAACTTGACTAGGGCTATTGCCAGAGTTGCCGACAAGTATGCCAAGTGGGTTATGGAAGCCAGTAACAGACTTACTTGGGCAACTGACGGAACTGACGAACACGCTAAACAAAATGAACTTGCTCAAAAAGAAGCACTGGTCAAGTGTGAAGCGTATCGCCTAGCGTTATTTATGCTCACCGATAAACTCCCTAAGTGATTAGGGAGTTTAGGGGAGCTCACCGGAGATCCTAAATCAGTTACCGCGGTAACTAAAAGAAGCTCACAGATCTCTAGAAGACACGCCAAAAAAAGTTTCAAATAAACTTGCACAAAAAACAAAAACTACGCTAAACTGAAATCACTCAGGAAAGGAGTTGCCAAATGGCAATGTTCGATGTAAAAATCCAAGTCAATTACTCAGGTCAAATCGAAGCAAGTTCGGCAGAAGAAGCCGAGCAACTTGCTTGGTCTGCTTACTACGGAGATGACGCAACGCTAGAATACGATGGCGTTGAAAGTATCGAAGTTGAAGAAGCCGAAGAAGAAGAAGAAGAAGAAGAAGAAGAAGAAGAATAAAAATCTTCTGAAGCGTGAAGCCCGTCAGGAATCTCTGGCGGGCATTCTTCTTCTATAGATCTGTTATTTACCTAGGTAACTATAACTAGATCTCTGCAGCTGAAATGTTGCGAAATGCCGGCCGGCCCTGGTAGACTGGAATCAACGAAAGGAATCTTATGACTCACGCTAAATCTCAAAAAACTTTATTCCTAACACCGGAGCAACTTGACGCCGGCGGTTATGAAAAGTGGGAGCTCGAAACTATTTATTGCTTGCCAGGTTGCGGCGTTCACTTTTACAGTCCGGACGGAATCGGCCGAATCTTTACCGGAGATGATTACGACCTGGCCGAAATGATTGGCGACCAGGGAGACCGGTTTGTGAGAATCCTGGAAGCGTGAGCTTCGAAAAGGATCTAAAAATAATTATTTATTTCGGGAATAAATAACTTGTAATGTCAGTTGTTATTAGTAAGATGAACTTACCACTAGACAAAGGAAACTGAAATGGAAGAACGCCTAAATAACTTACTTGCTAAGTTCGAAATTGCTCGCCTAGACCAAGTTGGTATTCTTGCTCGCATGGAAGGACTTGCTGTTGAAATCCGTAATGCCGAAGCAGATGAAGAATACCTAACTAAGTTAGTAGCAGACTTGGACAACATGTTGACAAGATTGAAGAGCAACAAAAAACTTATGCTCGAAGTGATTGAAGGTATGGATTCAATCCAAAGAGAACTAAATCAGGAGGAAGAATAAATGGCTACTTATGAAGAAGCTCCGATTAGTAAATGTACCGAGTGTAATGACTTGCCACTGATCTGTCGAATGAAACTACACTCACTAGATCGATGGTATTACGCTTGGTCATGGCCGGGTGTGTACTGGGTATTCAAGAAGCTTCACCGATCGGTGTGTAAAAACACGCCAAAATAAATGTTGCCAAATGTCGCAACTGGGGTATAAACTGGACTTACTCGGGAAAGGAGTAAAAAATGAGAGCAGTATTTACAGATGCCAAAAAGTGTGGTGCTAGTGAACTGGTGCTAACTGAAAACTGGTACGAGCAAATGAAGGAAGCAGTTGGGGGTTATGTCGAGATGGTTCGACTAACTGATTTCCTAACTATGTGGGTCAATGAAGAAGGTCTACTTCACGACTTGCCGATAAACGCAGTTGGCTCACTTGCTTACGGAGTTGCGTTTGATGCTATTGGAACACCAATCGCAGGGGACATCGTATTCACTGGTGGACTAAACGGCGAAGGTGAGCCAACTGGAATTACTCAGGATGGTCTTGATTGGCTAGCGATGGTTGGTCAGTACGGGATTATTATGAACGCCAACAAGCGCAAAGACTAAGTAATCTTTAGAGAGAAGCCAGACATCCGACAGGGTGTCTGGTTTTTCTTTTACGAGCTAGAGCAATTACGATCCTAAACTAGCTGCAGATCATCCAGGGAGATCCTGGCCGGATCCTGGTTGCAGCTCAGCTCCGGATCTAGCTCAGCTCGCGATCCGGATCTAAAAAAAGTTTTAAAAATAGTGTGTTTGGACTTGCGGAATAGTTTGGTTTCCTATACCATAGAGATAACAAGGTTCCGACGGGAACTTTGGAGTGTGGCTGAATAGTTCTGAAAGTCAAATAGGCAGAACAAAGCAACGCCTGAACTTAGCGGTTCACCTTAGCGGGTAAAGGGCGGGTGTGCTCAAAGCGGTACTTAGAGACCACATTGACTAGGCACTTCTGGTAAAAGCAATCCAGACACTCACTATGAACACCACGAAGCCCCTTGCGGAAACGCAGGGGGTTTCGTGCTTCTGGCCAGCTTCACGGATCCATGGCCGGCCGGATCAGATCAAGCTAAGATCAATGCTAGGATCTTAGTTAGACACGCCAAAAAATTATTTCCAAAATACTTGACAAAATGTCATTCCCGTATGGTACTATTTAGGTATGGCAAAAAGCCACAGACAATTAGGAAAGGAACCAAATGTCTCAATTAGTTAGCACAGTAGTTAGATTTGTCGCACAGGAAAGAAATGTCAAGGAAGATTCTGTTACTGGAGTTCCTAGACTTATGGAAATTATCGGCTTCCTATGCGAAGATAAAATGGCAGACCTATCGGCTTCATACGAAATGGCTGTTCTAGCCTTGCGTATGTATGACGCCGAACTTGCCGTAGTCAAGCAAGTTGAAAAGGAAAAGCAGGCTGAAATCAAAAAGTACTGGGACACAAAACTTGCTGAGTTCCCTGCCTAATAAGTTCTAAACTTACCCCCGAACGAAAGTTCGGGGGTTTAGTTTTATTCAAGGATCTCTAAGCTCACGCCGGCCGCCACGATCTAAACTCGCCAAACTAAATGTTGTAAAAATATTTGAAATGCGAGTAGAATGTAACTACGAACTACGAAAGGAAAACTAAATGTTCGAAGACGCAATCAATGAAGAAGCCATCGAAGCACTTACCGAAGAGCAGGTGGATGAGGTTTTGGCAATTCTAATCAAGGCAGGTTACTAATGGGCTACTGGAAGATGAGAGGCTCATTCTCGGACTTGTTCGGACACGCAGAGCCAGAAGAGGTTACCGGTGTTTGGGGAGATTCACCGGCAGACATTATGGGCAACGCCATTGACCAAATTGTAAATACATTCCAAGAAGACATTGGAAGAATGCCAACCAAAACAGAGTTGAAGAACGGGTTGCTATTCACAATTCAAGTTATGGATGAGTTGCCAGAATAGGTGATGACTCACCGAAAGCCCTAGCTTATGCTAGGGCTTTTACTTTATAGATCTGTTTCCGGATCACCGGATAGAAGCTCCGGAAACACGCGAAAAGAATAAGTTGCGAAATGTCAGGGCTAGGGTGTAATCTAGTTATACCCTAACGAAAGGAAATCAAAATGGGCGACAGGTCAAGAATTATTGTAAAGAGTGAGAGTTTCCCTAACGCTATTCACCTTTACGGACATTGGGCAGGGACAGACAACCTAACTGCCGTAGTAAATGTTTTAGCCAAGACAGACAGAATTGGCGACCCTAGTTATCTAACGGCTCAACTTTTTTATGAGTTCGCTAGTGATTACGATGGCAATTTAGGTTTTGGTATCAGCGTAGATGATGATGGAGTTTTTGACGACAACTCACCAATTACTATTTTTGCCGATAATGGTGATGTTGCTTATCAAGATTACTTTTATACCAAGCAAGAGTTTTTGGAAAAGTTTGGAGTTAGTGTCTAGGCGAAAGCCTAGGCACTACCAAGCTTCACTAAAACAGATCTAAACTCACCGGCCGGAATGTTGACATATGTCAGGGCTAGGGTGTAATCTAGACTTATCAAGACGAAGGGAGTTCACTATGGCAAAGCCAAGCGTGAAACTTGTAAAGGAATGGACAATCGCTTACGACAGCGACCTAGTTACAGTTAGTTACGGAACAGCAGTGTTTGAGCAGGACTATTGGAAATTAGTGAACAAGGTAACTAAAAAGACAACCTATTTTTACGGGGAGTCTGCGTGGTCAAACGCTAGGCGTATTGCTAGCGACACAGACTTTGGTGCGTGGAGTATCTAATGGAAACTTGCGTATTGTGTGTTGAGAAAAGACACAAAATCTATTGGGGCGAAATGTCTGAAAAAGATATGGAACTATCCGGAGTCACTTATCACAAGTGTTCATTCTGTTCATACGAACCTCTAATTTGGAATACCGGTATTGGAGATGCTAGTTGCGAGAGTTGTGGCAAATGGCAGAACGAGAGTTAGGGGAGAGACTCTAATGGCCGATCAATGTGAACACGAGAACCTAAAACACGCTGATAGTTCGGCTCACTTAGCTTTCTGCCCGGACTGCGACCTAGAGTTTTTTTGTGAATGTGAAAATCCGGATTCGTAAACGGATCTAGTTTTATTCCAATATGTGCTTGCGTTTTTTGTTTTATGGTGTAGTCTAGTTATGTAGTTAGACGGAAGGAAATCAAATGAACTTACTACAAGCTGAAATCCTAGTTATCAACCTTGAGCACGAAATCAAAGCAGACGGAAAAATGTCTTTCGGCGAACCGGCTATGAAATCTATTAGCCGGCTTTTAGGAATTGACGCCTACAAGACTTTCGGGCGTGGCGTAAAGGGCCGCCAAGCTGCGCTCGATTGGCTGCGAGAACAAATCGCCGAGAACACGCCGGCAGAGTAAAAAAGCTCTATCAATGTGAAAACCCCTGGGAAACCAGGGGTTTTTGCTATTTTTGCCGGAAAATAGATCTAAATTGTTGCTTATGATCATGATCACCCTTTATAATTTAGGAATACTGATCTTCGGATCAGTAGTTGGGAGACCCGACAATAAACGACCTGTACTAACGCAAGGAAAGGTGGTCGCTAAATGAAGAGGTTCATCACAATAGCTAGTGTGCTCCTACTACTAGCTGGATGTTCATCAGCTGCAGCTGGATATGATCGAAAGCCGGTCGATCCTGTGCAGAAATTGAGTATTGTAAAAGCTAAGACTTTTACCCAAAAGGTAAAGTCTCAGCGTAATGCAATACGGATGAAGCAGGTTCTAAAGTACCTACGGACTAGAGTGGATCGGACATCGTATGTCTTTTCCGGATCTAGCCCTAGGGGATGGGACTGCTCGGGATTGGTACGCTGGACCTATGAACGGTTTGGCCTAGAAATCCCTCACTCTGCCAATAAGCAAGCGCATATTGGTAAGCGTGTATCTCACCCCGTCCCTGGGGATATAGTTGTGTTCGCTTATAACGGCAGCACTAACTTTTATCACGCTGCGATCTATCTAGGGAACGGAAAGATCATTAACGCTCACTACGGAGCTGGTACCACGATCATTCAACCATTGAGTGATTACAAAAGTGGCCAGATCCGGTTTGTTAGGGTTATTGATCAATTTGTCCCTAAAAAAGTTGGATCGTATTTCAACTAAATACGGAAAGAGCTACAGCTTACGCTGTAGCTCTTTTTCCGTTTTAGAGTTGCTTTTTGTTTTGTAATCTGCTACCATCATAAAGAGCCAATCAATAACGGTTTGTCATATTGTTTGGTTGGCTCGGCTTAGTAGTTTTTTGATTGTATTTCCCTACTAAGTCAGTTGTTTCCTTTCCATAAAGGCTCCCCGATAGTTTGTATTCCTATCGGGGAGTTTTATTTTTACGGAGGATCTAATTCTGGCGTGTTGTTGCGAATGTCGGTAGTAAGGTGTAATCTGGTTATGACGAAAGGAAGTCATAATGATTGGTGAAATTATCGCTATCAAAGTTATTGCTAAAATCGCAACCAAGGTATTAGCCCCGATTGCTAACGAACACAAATCTCTAGACATTGCTCACAAGGTAGTGTCTGGTCTTGATAGTGTTGGAATTGACGATGTAAAGGAACTTGTATCTCTTAGGCGTAAAAAGAGAGTAAGGTGAGACTATGGAAAAGTGTTCGAGATGCGATAGAGATGTTGAGTTAGAACTTACTAGTTCGGAGTTCGGGGAGTGTCCGGAATGTAATGAAATCACGGAGCAAGAGATCTCTAAGAATGAAGCAATTATGGAGCAGGTATTCACTAGGCACGAAGCTGAGAGTGAAGCTGTAATCAAGGGGATCCAGGAAAGAATGGGAAGGTTCTACGACTAGCTGCTCCGGCCGGTAAAGGATCTAAAAATAATTATTTATTTCGGGAATAAATCTAAGAAGTAATCAGTTCTTATTCTTGGAAAGGATACTTATGTTTATAGAGCAACCCAGAGATGCCGAAATGGCAGAACTATTTGCGTTAGGTCTAATCAAAGAGCCTAAGGAAGAACCAAGACTAATCCTTGTTCCTTGTAAGCACCCGAAGTGGTGTAAGACACACGGGACTACACGGATTAGGTTTAGAATCCTGAAAAATAGAATCAAAAGAATTCTAAAATTTGGGAATAAATCCTAAACAAATCTAGTTCTATTTACTGAAAGGAAAATAAATGACTAATCAAATCCCAGACCCAGACCAGAACCCGTTACTGAAATCACCACGCCTAAACCTAGAAACAGGTGAAGGGCGTAGAAGTTTCTTAGAGTGGTTATTTGACCCCGAAGTTGATAAAGCCTTTGAGCAGGCTTTCCCGTTAGAAGAAGGAGAGTGAGAGTGAGAGCAAGAGTGAAGCTAACACCTGAACAGATCACTGAGTTGGATAAGTTCCAGACACGGAAGCTCTATGAGTTTGTCTATCTAGGGATGGCCGCCGGTATCATCCCCTTTGTCCCTAACCTAAGACTTAGCCGGATGGTGAGGAAGCTAAAACAGATCTAAACTCGCCTAAGTAAATGTTGCGAAATGTCTGTTGCTCAGTGTAAACTGAAACACCAACTAGGAAAAGGAGTGTCTTATGACTCACGCTGTTTATCTAAGAGACGATGTATTTGGAGATGTAATCGAAGCTTTATGGTTCTGTTCGGATCCTTGTGCTAGAACTCACCCTGAGTATCAGGGCTGGAACGGTTGCCAAGAAAACTACTCGCAACCAAACTGCCAGAACGAAATGTGTAAAGAAGCCTTGAGTTGGTATTGCGAAGATGAGCAAATCTGGTATATTGGAGATACACCACAAGAGAAAGCGAACTAATGGAAATCATTGACCAAATCCTAAAAAACTTAGTCAAGTCTGGCAGAGTTGATAAAGAAGATAACGCTTATGCGTATCTTGCTGGAATGGCTTTCGCTGTTCTTACAGAAGAACAGCAACAAGAAATCTTAGCGATTACTGAAAAGGAGTATGAGCATTGAGCAAGTATGTAAAACACCTAACTAATGACGAACTGCTAGAACGCTTGGCAGATGAGTTAGCAACTATGCACAAGGAAACCTACATTGAGTTAGGTTCTTGGGAAACTGCCAGAGAGTTAGTAGAGCGTTTCTACGAAGTAAATACCGAAGTGACTGTTGGCAGAAAAAAGGAACAGAGATGAATAAACTAAACCACATTCTATCTATGCTCTCCGGTGAAAGTCAGATCGATGTGTTTCTTCTTGCCGAAGATGAAGCTTTGGTTGAGATGATTACGAGTGGAACTGATTACGCTGAACTGCTAGACTATCTAAACGATAATTACTAGGAAAGGAAATTATGTTTAGGAAATACTATGTCTATATTTTTGATTGCGTTCATTGTGCCAAGTTCTACGGAGAGCAATCTCTAACTAGAACTGGTGAATTGCTTTGTCCGTCTTGTGGAGCAGAGCAGTGGAAAGAAAGCGATTATGTTGAGAAGATGAGAGTGAAGCGTAAGCCTAAACCCTTTGACCCCTTGATTGCTTTTGCCGATTACATCTAATCATTCTTCACAAAGCTTCCCCGGTGATCACTAGATCGCCGGGGATCTTTATACCTGGATCAGATCAGATCCGGATCAGTTGATCAAGCCGGATCGGATCTTGCCTGGCCGGTGCAGCTAGATCCGGAATGATCTCTCCGGAAGGATCTCCCGAAACACCTTACGAAATCTTGACAAGACACGCCTAACTGATAAACTGGAACTACCATTCGGGAAAGGAATGAAATGAACAAGGCGAATAAGGCAAGGCGTAATGCCGAAGCGTTAGCGTTAGAGATTATCTTGCGTGAGCGTTCACGCTCTAACGCTTCTGGCGTTCACGCCAACAAGGCAGACAAGCGAGCAAGAACTCGCAAGGCTAGACTAAACAAGGCGATAAGAGAGTGGAACTAATGACTAAAAGAGAACTAACACCTGAGCAAGCTAAGGCCAAGCGTGCTGATGAGATTGCTTGCCGAGTATCTCTAAGCTTGTTTGTAATCTTTATGCTTATCCAAGTATTTACTAGATAAAAACGGATCCAAATTTATTTCTAATTTCGGGAATAAATCTGTTAGAGTTTGAGTTGTTATTACTGAAAGGAATAAAAATGACCAACTATGAAAAGTCTTATGACGAAGCCAAAACTAAGAAGTTCACCAAGCCTGAACTTTGGAGTGAAATCTTACCTAACCTATGGCTAGGTGGAACTGACGATAATGACCGAGTTGGTGATAAGCATTGCGAGTTTGATAGACAAGACATCTCTATCAAGCCACGACACTTTGATAGTGTCTATACCTTTTATGCTCACGCTAATCCTGTTGATTGGCTAGTGAAAGAGTTTAGATACGGCTACTTTGATAGTGCTGATACTGACTTTGATAAGTCAGCGTTTATGCGTATCGCTTACAACATCTTTACTGATTGGAAGTCTGGCGATAAAGTGTTGGTGCGTTGCCAAGCAGGTCTAAATAGGTCTGGCTTACTTATGGCGATAGTGCTAATGCTTGACGGCTACGAAATCCAAGAAGCGATTGACCTTATGCGTGAGAAGCGACACGAACTAGTGCTGTTCAACCCTAACTTTGTTGAGTGGTTGAGAAACCTAGACATTACCAACCCTAGTTGGTAGTGTCTAGGGTTGAGGCCGAAGCTTGGAGATCACTAGATAAGATCACACCGGGCCGGCCGGGGGATCCAATTGGATCTACAAACACGCTAATAAATAGAGTTGCGAATTATTTGTTTGTGTGGTTAGATTGACTTATTCCCGATTAGAAAAGGAGAAATAAAATGGGAAAGAAGAAACTAGATACTTGGGCGTGGTTTGTTGCTCAGTATGAAAGTCAGGGCTACAAGTCTCTAAATCAGTTCGCAATCGCAACGGGCTTACAGAAGTCTAGCCTGAGTAGGTATTTCCACAATCAGCGACACATTCCGTCAAACACACTTGCTACGCTCTGCCGAGAGTTGCGTGTCTCACCTTACGAGTTGCTAACTGCTATTGGTGAGAAAGTTTCATAAGCCAATCTCATAGAAAGAGATAACACCTGAGCAAGTGTTCTAAACTGCTCACTTACCGATAGACTTACAACATAAGGAGTTCTAATGAAAAAGAAGCTTGCTAAAAGTTTGCTAAGTCTTAGTGGTGCTCTAATGGGTATTGCTCATAGATTATCTTGGACTGCTCATAACCTAAACACTAAAAAATAAAGGAACAGATCTAATGACTGATAAAAATAAATCTAAGCTAGCTAAAAAAGAAAGCTGGTCTTGTATGCTGTGTGGAGCTACTACAACGGATCCAACACAAGCTCTAATCACTTATTTCCACTGGCCTTGCCCTAAAAGGTAATAAAAGAAACACCGAATAAATACTTGTGTATTTGTTCCCTTGTGGTATAAACTGGACTTATCTCTCGGAAAGGAGATTAGGAAATGAAGTTCTTTGTTCGTAGATTACTTGCTGGTGTTGTTATCGTTCCACTTACGGCAGTTGCTTATGTTCTTGTCTGTGCTTTGCTTATCGGTCTTGGTGCTGGGCAGAATGAATCGGTTGCTGGGTATTTCGGTATTGGTCTATGGTTTGGTGTAGGCTTGACCTTAGTGTTTGCTTTTGACGCTCTTAGGAAGGTGAAGTAATGAAGTTCTTGTTGATGTTCTTGGCTGTCTGGTCTATTGTTGCTGGTATTTATTATGGTGAAGTAGAAGGACACTTTGTATCCTTGATGATTGGTCTATCTCTTGGTGCTTTACTGATGTTTGGTGCTTTGGTTCTTGCGATTAGTGAGTTGCCACGATTCATTAGGCGTAGGAATAGACGCTAACCTGTTTTACTAAACACCCCTAGGAAACTAGGGGTGTTTTTTATAGTGGTATCCTTGACTTATGATCGAAATAATTATTTATATTCTTTTAGCTATAACTGGGCTGTTTATTTTTTACATAGCTGCCCTGCTACCTATAGCTAAGCTCATCTACACATACGGAGAGTCTAAAGACGATTGGTATTCGCATTATGAGGAAGAAGCATTAGATTGATGGAGATTGCTGGTTTAGTATTGATCCTTGTATTCCTGGCCGGATTGACTGCCGGGATCTCATATTTGATCTTGTTCGTGTATGCTAATCGAGTGATCCGGAATAATGATCCGGATCCACAAACTCTACTCGGAGTAGTATCTCCGAAGAAAGAAGACTAATGTCTAGTTGGCTTATTCGTTTGCGTGATCTAGTTTGGCCGGCGATCATCTCTGTGATCCTGGTATCTGCTTCTGTGATCGTTGCGTTCTTTGCTCCACCTATCGCCGTAGTTCTAGGACTCGGTGGTATCTCATTCGCTCTATTAGCTCAGCGTGCTTAGCTGAGAGATTGGTAATAAATTATGTCAAGTAAGAAATCAAATGGATCTGATGATCTAGATCCGATCGTAGATCAAGATCAGGATCTAGAAGTTGATCAGATTGTAGATCCGGAGCCGATCGTTGATCAGGATCCGATCGTAGATCCGGTTGTTGATCAGGATCCGGTTGTTGATCAGGTTGTAGATCCGATCGTAGATCCGGAGCCGATCGTTGTAGCCCCGATCATTGAGATCACTGATGGTGGAATGATCCCGATCCCTTCTCGCCCGATCGTTCCTCAGGAAGTAACTCCGGCTGGCCCGGCTGTTGTTGGGTTTGGAGTCTTTGATGAAGTGTTCCTGGACAAGTGTATCTACAAGAATGTATACAATCGTAAGTCGCTAACGATCCACCACTTACAACGGAGATTGTATGAGCTAGGGTACATCGTAGCTCTAAAGGACAAGGATGGGTATTACGGGGATCTAACTAGATCAGCTGTAGCTCAGTTCCAGGCAGATCGTAATCTAGCTGGGGATGGCCTTATGACTGCTGAAGCCTTTGAGCTCATCTTTGCTAACGATCCGAATGTGAAAGTCGTTCTATAGATCGTTGTTCGCTGTTGAGAGATGCCAATCTGTTATACGGGTTGGCATTTCTCGTTATTATCCTGTAATGTTGGGAAAAGACAAGACAAAGGAGAAATTATGTCTAATTATGTAAAGCAGAACCACGAACTACCTAGTGAAGTGCTAGATAGTGCCAAATCTATTCCATCTCGGGATAAGCAGACTAGAAACGCTTATGTAAAGGCTCTAAGAGAGCAAGGGTGGACATTTGAGAGCATTAGCGTAGCATTTGGTATGACTAGGGAGAGAGTTCGTCAAATTGCCATTATGGAGAGCAATACGGACATTGTGAAGGACTATCCACTACCTTTACCACCATTGGCTCCCGAAGTAGTGAAAGTGAAGCGTGAGCTCATCTTGCCTAGCGACAAGGTGCTTAGTCGCTTACTAGAACTACAACCACTAGCACAACAGGTGCGTTCCAATAGCAAGAAGTATCGTAGTGAAGCAGAAGAATACTCACACTTACTAAATCACGCTATCGAAGTAGAAGGTGTATCAACTTATCGGTTAGCCAAACTACTAGGTATCACTCACGGGGCTATTCGTTTCCGTCTTGCTAGATACGGCTATAAGCCTGAAACGGCAGGTAAGAGTTCTGTTTACTCTGCTATTCTGGATAAGAATAGAGTGGGTATCACTACCACCATTGAGTAATTAGGAGTGTAAGTGGCTAAATCACTTATGGAACAGATCGCTTTACTACCACCTGAAGAACAAGCAAGAGTATTAGCTGGAATGGATCCGGAGACTCTTATGTGGGACTGGTCTGCTTGGGGTAGACCTGAGCAACAAGCTCCCGTAGGTGATTGGAACATCTGGGCTTACATCGCTGGTCGTGGTGCTGGTAAGACTAGGACTGCTGCTGAGTGGGTTCGTGAAGAAGCGAAATACACTACAACAGGACAACGACGCTTTGCTTTGGTAGCAAGAACAGCAGCCGATGTACGAGATGTGATCGTAGAAGGTGAGTCAGGAATTATGAATGTGACTCCCCCTAGTGAAAGGCCACTATACGAACCATCTAAGCGTAGGTTGACCTGGCCTAACGGAAATGTCGCTACTTGCTTTACAGCAGACGAACCAGACTCTCTCCGTGGACCTCAGTTCACTCACGCCTGGGGAGATGAGATTGCTGCCTGGCGACAGACACCAGACGCAGCTGGTATGACTGCTTTTGATAACTTGCGTGTTGGAACTCGTCTTGGTGCTACTCCTAAGATTATGGTCACTACCACACCGAAGCGTGTTCCACTTTTGTATAAGTTGATCGAAGAAGCGAAGACAGGTCGAGTAGTGATCACTCGTGGATCTACTATGGATAACTCGGGGAACCTATCTGTTGCTTATCTAGACGCTATTACTGGTGTTTATGCTGGAACTCGCCTAGCTCAGCAAGAAATCTATGGTGAGATGCTAGACAGCGTAGAAGGTGCTTTGTGGACAGAAGAACTGATTGAGCAACATAGACAAGGTGCTATGCCATTAGGGACTCCACTAAGAGTGATCGGTGTTGACCCTAGCGTTGCTGAGAACCCTAGAGATGAATGTGGGATCGTTGTATGTGCTTCTACCTCTGAGCGTGATCTGTATAAGCGACACGCTTGGGTATTAGAAGACGCTAGCGTTCACGGATCTCCGGATGTTTGGGCTAACAAGGTTGTTGAGATGGCTCGTAAGTGGGGATGTCCTGTAGTAGCTGAAGTAAACCAAGGTGGAGCATTGGTAAAGAATGCGATCCACACTATCGATCCAAACATTACTGTATTAGAAGTTCATTCTAAGTATGGTAAAGCTCTTAGAGCTGAACCTGTTACATTGGCTTATGAGCAGGGTAGAGTTCACCATTTAGGTTATCTCGGATCCTTAGAGAGCCAGATGTATTCCTGGATCCCTGGAGAAGGTAAATCTCCCGATCGTGTTGACGCATTAGTTCACGCTCTCACTGCTCTAATGATCAAGCCTCCGTCTGGCTTTACTGGGGGAAAGATTACAGCTCGATCCGTGGCCGGAAGAAAGATCCCTAATGTTCGTGGTAATGACGCAACTGGATCTAGGGGAATCTTTAGAGTTAGATAATTATTTGGGAATAAATCCCTTGCTTTGTCGGTTGTATGTAGTAGAGTGTAATCAACTACTACGAAAGGCTCTAACTATGGACGCTTCTAACCTTTACTATGGCGACGAAACCCTAGACGATTGTACCCGTGAAGAATACGACGCTTGGGTAAATCGTCCTGAAGTTTGGGACGACAACTGGGACAAGAAGGAAACTGACTAATGGCAACTACTAACCCTTACACCAACTACTCGGCCGAAGCTTTGGGCTATGCTCTGGAAGCAGCAAATCGCAAGGTATCACTTGGCGACACTAGCGAAGACTTGCTCACTATGATTGAGCAGATGGGCGAAGCTTTAGAACAGAAGCAGGGGACGGATAGGTGCCAACACGGCGTCTATCTTTATGGTGATGTGTCCCCGTCTTGTTGGGAATGTGAAGCCTAGTAATCTCTTAATAAATAATCCCTTATCAAGCTGGTAAGGGATTATTTATTATGCTGATCGGTTGCTTCTATGATCATTACCAGGCTAAAAATAGATCCAAAATAAATAAAAAATCTGGGAATAAATACCTTGCCTGATTGGTTATTTATAGTAAGATGAAATCACCACTCCGGAAAGGAACCCTAATGAACCTAGAACACGCACAACTTTTTGAGTTTATTTGTGATGACGCTAGTTATGGTGGCATTGGCTACTGGGCTAGTTTGGCTGATAATAACCCTGAGAAGCAGACCTACTCTGTGGAAGTAAGACCTGAATACAGAGATGATGAAATCAAGGACAAGGTGCTAACTTACCAAGACCTTTATGACGCTTGCGAGAAGTTAGCCACTGGTAAGGTGTCTGTAAATAGCAACACCAAGAAAGTCTGCCAACAGATTATTCTTGACCCTACTGATGATGTAGATTATGACGCAGAAGACGCAGACTGTATTGTCCAAGTTGCTATGTTCGGTGAAATCCTATTTGGCTAATCACTAATCTCTAATAAGTAATCCCTTGCTGAGCTAGCAGGGGATTATTTATTTATACGGATGATCATTGCTACTGATCATTGATCATTGATCATACGGATCCGATCATTTGATCTGATCATTTGATCTGATCATTGATCATAGGCAGATCCGATCATATACGGTGATCCTGATCCATAGATCATTGCTGCTTAGATCCATTTGTGATCATTGATCTTGATCTGATCTTATACGGTGATCTGATCTGATCTGATCATAAGTTTTGATCTAGATCTGATCTGCCGATCTATTACGGCTATACGGTTGATCATTTGTCCCTGATCGTTGCTTTGATCATTGATCTTGATCTGATCATTATTAGATCAGCTGATCTAATTATTTTTTATTCGTTAGATCATTTGATCATTGCTTTTTTATTTTTATTTGATCGTGATCAATAAGACGGAGCCTCTATCTAATGATCATTGCCTATCACTAATGATCAATACCCCCCTGTCCTTTATCAAGTGGAATACGGTGATCATTTATAGCTCATAGCTCAGCTGGGTAGCTCAGCTCATAGCTCAGCTGGGTAGCTATCTAAGCTCATAGCTCAGCTCATAGCTCAGCTGGGTAGCTCAGCTCATAGCTCAGCTGGGTAGCTCATAGCTCAGCTCATAGCTCAGCTCGTATCTGGTAGCTCAGCTCATAGCTCGTAGCTCAGCTCATTAGCTAGCTCATAGCTCAGCTCAGCTCATAGCTCAGCTCGTTAGAAGTTTGTAGCTCAGCTCATAGCTCGTAGCTCAGCTCATCAGCTAGGTAGCTCAGCTCGTAGCTCAGCTCAGCTCGTAGCTCAGCTCATAGCTCATCAGCTAGGTAGCTCAGCTCGTAGCTCAGCTCATCAGCTAGGTCATCAGCTCAGCTCGTTAGAAGTTTGTGTGTTATTTGGTTAGGTTAGGCTTGCCTAACTTACTAGGTCTGGTCTGGTTCGTTAGAAGTTGGAGCGTTTGTCTGTCCAAATAGTTATGTAAAGTTAGGTAAGCCTTACCTAACTGACGGCATCTCAGGAAAAATTCAGGAAACGATTTAGAGTGCTCCGAAAAACATGCGTTGCCGTCTCGCAGGCCAAAGTCAAAAAACGTTAAGGTATCACTTTTACGTACAGTACAGTCTTTCAATCAATGTCTCATCTTCTGCTAAACTGTACACATGTCTAGACGTCCAGCTCGTAATCAAAAACTTCCGCCATCGGAGATCCAACTCTTCAAAACTCTCGACTACAATCACACCGTAGTCCGAGTCAAGGCTCTATTTGCAGCCGGTTGGACCCTGGCTTCCATTGGGGCGGCTTTCTACCCGTCTAAAGGACGTTCGTCTATCAAAGCTTGGGTGGATCGTCCTACGCCCCCGAACGTTGTCGTCGACGTCCCTATTCCCGATCCAAACTATAAAACCCCCAAAAACGGCTACGTCCGTAAGACTCCAGTTTCCCCGGGAATATCTACAGTCACAGAAGGTACTCTCAGACGTCTGGCACCCATAGCTAAACGCTACAGATCGGGTATGGCATCGACGTCCCCAGAAGCTATCGCAAACGCTGAGATGGACAAACTCGTGAAGGGACTTAGAGAAGTCGACGTCACTATTGCCGAGATTGCTCGTGCAGCCGGCGTAACACATCGAGCAATTTCCCGTAGACTGAGTAAATAATGCAGATATTAGCCGACGTTTTTCCAGCACACTTTTCCGCTGCTTCAGCAGGCGTTCTTACGGACGTCTTTCAACTCAACCCGATCTCTCAAAGTTCAGGAACGTTCTACGTCGCCACGACAAGAGTTATCGTCTCGGAGACTCACATCACAGTAGCTTCAGACTCCCCTGAGGGACCCCAGATAGTCTTTCACGAGCCGTATCTCTCTTTCTTTAAGGCAGAGTCTCAGACAGGCGTATATCGCGTTTTAACGACGTCTGGGAAGATGCTTGCATTTCAAAAAGACACATCCTGCGGTTGTGGCTCACGTCTACGTGCGTGGAATCCATATCGCACCCTACAATCGATCATGGACCCAACGGAATGACAGATATTCCCCTAATTCATTTCCTAGTTCTATCTCTCGCAACGTTTAGACTTGCACGTCTGTTTACCACCGACGTTATTTTTGACTGGCTACGTCAACGAGTTTGGAAGCGATTCCCACCGTCCACAACCCTAGGCTATTTCTTCACTTGCAACTGGTGCATGTCCATTTGGTTCGGATCACTAGTAACTATTTCCTATACAATATATCCATCAGTAACGTTTGTCTGCTTGCTGCCGCTAGCTCTTTCTGCAATTGCAGGGCTGGTATCTAACAAGCTTGATAACTAACTAGATAACTACAGGAGCCTCCCTCAATGGCAGTTTTCAGACGTGAACAGAATCCAATTCGTGGATCAGTTCCACCTACCCGAACTCAGGTAACATCAACACCTACTCCGTTCGGCTACACCCAGCTATCCCCGGCTACATACAACGTTATGCGTCCTCTAACTGCTGCCGCTGCACAAATCAAACTTAATGATCGCAGCGAAGCAGACCAGTTCAGAAACCGACGTCTATCATCTTCTTCTGCATGGCAGTCAGAAGCTTGGGAGTACTACGACGCAATTGGTGAAATCAAGTACGCATTCTCACTTGTTGCATCCGTTGTCTCACGTATCCGTCTTTACGCTGCAATCATTCTTGACCCAGCTGAAGCTCCGACTCCAATTCGTAATGCAGCTAGCATTGAAGAACGTCTAGCATCTGCCGCTGAGCGTGCTATCCAACGTCTAGACTCAGCCTACGGAGGCCAAGCAGGTCTCTTGCGTGACGCTGCTCTAAACCTCGCTGTTACCGGTGAATGTTACCTCGTACAGATTCCTGAACGTCAAGGATCAGGAATTCCTGAGTCCTGGGACATTCGCTCAGTTGATGAACTTCAGATTGACCAGAAAGGTCAGTACTCTGTTATCGCTAGACGAGAAATGCTTCAGGGAACTGCTAACGGAAAAGGCATGGGAATCAAACTTCCTGCGAACGCTTTTGTTGGACGTATTTGGAGAGCCCACCCACGTTTCTCAGAAGAGGCAGACTCCTCTTTACGCGGTCTGCTAGACCTCTGTGCTGAACTACTACTTCTAAACCGTACATTCCGTGCAACTGCACGTTCACGCCTAAACGCTGGTGCTCTCTATCTACCGGACGGCTTGAGCGTAGCTTCTAGTGCTGACCCTAACTATCCTTACGATGACGCTGACGGTCTATCTGCAGAACCTACTCCAGAAGAAATCGCAGACGAGTTCGAAGACCAGTTGATCGACGCGATGACAACCCCGATTCGCGACGAAGACTCTGCCAGCGCAGTTGTTCCACTTATTATTCGTGGTCCTGCCGAACTTGGTGACAAGATTAAGCAGTTCAAGTTCGAGCGTTCATTCGATGCAACTCTTGTTCAGCGTGCTGACCGTGTGCTAGAGCGTATTCTGCAAGGTCTCGACGTCCCTAAGGACATCGTTACCGGTCTTGCAAACGTAAAGTACTCAAACGCTGTTCAGATTGACGAGTCACTTTACAAGGCTCACATTGAACCGTTGATGCTTCTTATTGCTGACGCAATCACAGTTGTTTATCTACGTCCTTATCTACTTGCCAACGGTTTCTCACAGACCGACGTTGACAGAGTTGTTGCTTGGTATGACCCATCTGCTGTTGCAACTCGTAACGACCGTGCAATGGATGCTGACTCAGGTTTCGACAAGATGGCTGTCTCATACGACACATGGAGACGTGCTCACGGATTCTCAGACCAAGATGCACCTAGCCCATCTGAAGTAGCTCTACGTATGATTATGGACAAGGGTATGATCACTCCAGAACTTACTGAAGCAATGCTTAATGCTGTTGCTCCAGAGGTCATGGAAGCCACTCGTAAGGCCTCACAGGCTAGCTCAGTGGCTCCAATTCCACCAGGCTTAGAGCAGATGCTACAGGGTGCCCAACCAGGCGCTCCTGCCCCTGCTCCCGCTGCTCCGGCAGCTCCAACTCCAGAGGCAATTCCGCCTTCTGGAGCTCCAACACAAGAAGCTCCGGCTCAGGAAAACCCGGCAGCTCCCCCAATTCCGCTAGCGGAACCACAGTAAGGTAAACCAAGATGACTCACTCAAAAACTACTCTAAAAGATCACTTAGCAGTGTCTCTAGCTAACGCTGTGGTTATGTATCACACTAGCCACGGTTACCACTGGAACGTCAAGGGACTTGACTTCAGAGAGTTCCACGAATTCTTTGGCGAAATATATGAAGACGTCTTTGGTTCTATAGACGAGTACGCCGAGAACATTCGTAAGATCGGATTTGACGCTCCTTTCACAATGCAGGAGTTCTTGGAGCTAGCTACCTGCGTTCCAGAGAAGGTCACCGTTAGCGATCCGACTCGCTTGACCGCTTCTCTGCTAGACGTCAACCTAAAGCTTATTAGCAGCCTAAAGGCAACCTTTGACTGTGCTAACTCTCTAAACGAGCAGGGCGTTGCTAACTTCCTAGCTGAGCGCATTGATGCACACCAGAAGTGGGATTGGCAGCTTGCTGCAACCCTTGGTAACCAGACTTACTCAACGTCATTCATTGTTGTAGAAGCTGATATGCAGCCACTACCTCAGACTCAGGAAGGCTGGGATGACGAACTTGCATTCCTAGATGGCTACGACAACGAAGGTACTGCATTCTTTGCATCTGGCCGATCACGTGAACTAGTTCTTCCACAGAACGTTGAAGCAGAGCTAAAGTCTTTGGTTGACGCTCACAACGCTTCAGCAGGAGAAGGTCTGAAGACCACTTTTGCTAAGTGTAAGACCGTCTACCGCCGTGGAGCTCGTAAGTATGCTGGCGAACTAGCTGAAGGTACTACACGCCACCGCTTTGCAGTTGCTCGTGTTGAACAGTTCCTATCTCAGATTGGCAGCGAAAAGCTACTAGCTACATTTAGCACTGACGATGCAGATCTTCTACCAAACTCACACCCTAAGGCTCTAAGCATTGATCCTCTAGTAGCTTCTGCTGCTGTTAAGAAGGGTCTAACTGTGACTGTTAAGAAGCCTGGAGAATACAAGCGTAACGAGGACGCAGTCCTAGATATCGCTGAGTTCTCTGGTAAAGGCTACGACGCAGTGAGCCAGATCAAGGATGCTTGGATCTATGGACAGTCTAAAGGCAAGTCAGGCTACAATACAGCTCTGGCATTTGCACTAGGCTATTTCGTACACGGATAATTAAATCCGATACTAATCAAAGTTTAGATAATAGGATAAACTTTTTCTAAGCTTGTTACAATATAAACAGTTAAGCCATACCTGTAAGTAGGAAGGTACTCTTCAGTGAGTCAAAATCTTAGTGCCCTTGTTGCCGCGTTAGAAACTATCAACCAGAAAGATCTGGAGCTCAGCGTTGTTGAGACCGAACAGATATTCAAGAAGGGCGTTGTAACTCACGTTCTCCAGCAGAATGCTCTAGTTGCATCAATCCGACAGGTGGCAATTAAAGACGTTCTAAAGTTCACCGACCGCTACATCGCTAGCAAGCTAGATAACGAAGACCCTCGTGATGTTTTCTTCAACGCTGCACGCGAGGTCACAAGTTTTGTTGAGTACGCTGTCAACGGTCCAGCTCTAGAAAGAGTGATGGCAGTTGAGCACAGGGACCTACTCCCAGCGGCTCACCCGTTCTCAACAAAAACCATTAGCCCAATTACCGCATCAGCACTTCGCGTACGCAATGCTGCCTGGGTAGCCTGGGACCCACGTATTACTGATGATGCAGCACGTAAGGCTGTATTTGACGCATACGTACAGCAACCAAACACAACCAAGGGTTTGTATGCAGTTGCACGCCTTGAATCACTAACTGCTTCTGTTGTTCCAGCAGACATCAAGCTTGGTGCAGTTACAGCTGCATTTGGCGTTGGTAACCCATTTGCTGGTAACAACTCTTCAGCTGCTCGTTCTGCTCGTGCTAAGTTGCAGCGTCGTGACCGTAAGGGTCGATTTGCCGAGATGGGTGGAGGATCTCGTATCCTTGCAATGATCGGCAACATGATTAAGTCATTCACCGGTAAATTTGCTGGTATCCCTCAAGACAGCAACAACATTGAAGTTGAAATTGCTGGCAACTCAGATCTTCCTGGCGGTATTTACTCTGTACCAGCATCAAAGGTTGAAGGTCTTAAGGCTATTCTTCGTGGCAACATGGTATCTCCTGCAGTACCAGCCAACTCACGTAACTCACGTGCAGCTATCGACCTACAAGATCTACTTGCAAGCCGTAAGAGTGCTCCTACTGGTTGGACAGATAACGGTGATGGTAAATTCACATCTGCAGACGGTTATTCAGTTTCACAAATTGATATCCCTCAGGATGCAACTGGAATGAATGATAAAAATGGTAACTTTTTACCATTTGAACTTCAAGGCAAATTTATCGGTGCTGGTCCAAACGGATCATACGACCGATCTAAGCCTGTGTTCGAACTTAAAGATGCTAACGGCAACGTAGTTGGTCGCGCTCAGGAATGGGCAAACCTTCAGAAGCTTGCAGCAGACTCAGACGAGTCTAAGGGTGCAGCTCCTAAGACAAAGGCACGTCTAAGAACCCCACAGCCTGCTGGCTTCCGTCAAGAACCTGGCGACAACACAGAGCCTATTGACGTAGTTGGCGATTCTGAAGTAGAGCCGCTACCGGCACCTCCACGTAAAGAAGATGATAATTTTGAAGCTAACTACATAAACTATTTAGCCACTAAGGATTACAAAGCTAAGGACGTTACAGATACCGATGGCAAGTACTTCCTATCTGAGCAAGAGCTAGCCGATGGCGGTAAACTTTGGCAAGTAGGCGACGATATGGACGACAACGGTCCTCAGTATGTAGCCCAAAAAGCAGACGGTACTTTTGAAGTTAATGGTAAGACTTTCTACCCAAAGAACTACGGCGGGGATGTTATTTCTGCTGCAGATGATGCCTTTAGTACTGCTGATAAGAATAGATCTGCTGGCAAACGGGGCTTTGCACAGGAGGCTGGTAGCGAAGAAAAAGTTAACAGCGAAACACTGGACGGCTGGGCAAAAAAGTACGGTGCAGTAGAAACTACTACTCCAGATGACACTGCTAAAAACATGAGAAGATGGGCATTAGATGGCCATGATATTGTTATGGAGAACGCTAATACTGATTCTATTAAGCCTTACAATTTTAAAATAAAGATTACTGAGGGCCCAGACGCTGGTAAGTTCTACTGGGGATCAAGCGTTGCAGATATCCCATCTAACTATCAGTACGGTCTATCTAGGGAAGAGGATTTAGAACAACTCTTTTCATTCCCTAAAAATATAAAACGTAAAAAAGATGGCTTAGAGCCACTAAAAACAGATAAAAATCAGCAACGCGATAGCAAGATTGAAAGAATTAAAAACAATCGTGCTCAAAGAGCTAAAGTAACTAATGCTATAGCTACTGCAGACCCAAAAAAGATTCAAGAAGCCTTAGATGATGCAGCAATTCCAGAAAAATACCAGGATGTTCTAAAAGCTCAGCTCAAAAAAGCTCAGGATTTTGAAAATGGATTGAGCGAAGATCCGCACTGGACTAAAGACGAAATTGCTGCTATCGAACAGATGGCAAAAGATTACGGCTATGAAGGCGATATAGTTCCTAATGAAGAAGGCGTGTACTCATTTACGCTAGGAAGCGAGGATGACTATAGTTGGGCCGAGCTAACTATATTCCCTGGCAATAGAGCTGACTTAACTCAGTATACTACTGGTGCATATAGTCCTGGTGGATGGGATGAGCCTCCTAGCCAGGATGTAGATTCAGAAACTAGATCAATCCCTGTAGGGTCTTCTATGGACGATCTCGAGAATATATTTGCTGGTGGAGATAATAGCTCCGATGCGCCAGAACCACCAGAGCGTGACGAAGACGAGGGCTTCTACCAAAAGCCGGGCGAAGAACCAGAAATTAAAACCGTTGATGACTACGTAAACTCAAAGTACGGTAGAGGTTTCAAGGAAACAACTACTGAAGCTGATAAAGCAGCTGGAAGACGCGTTTGGTTCTATGAAGACACAGACACTGGCGGTGGCGGTGAGGTCACTCAGAATGCTGACGGCACTGTTGATATTTCAGGTACCACTTTCTCTCAGGGTATGTTTGGCGAGAGACAATCAGAATTTGATGACAGCTTTGACCCTAACTTCTATGGCGAGGGTGAAGACGGTAGAGTCGGTGCAATTGACGACGCCTTTGGTACTATTAAGTACAAAACAGGTGATCCTGGCGTACCTGACTCTGACGGCTTCGAGCAGGCTCCTGGCCTCCCTGGATTCAGACAGAAGTCCGGTAAGGGTAAATTTGAACTACCTGAAGACTTTGACAGTGTTAAGAACTGGAAAGATCTTGGCAATGGTAAGTACGAGTACACCTCTAAAGACGGACGTCTAAAGGTAAGGTACAACGAAGAATTTGACGCCGAGCCTGACGGTGAAGGCGGTATGCGTGGCTACGAAAACTCATACGCTGAGATTGAACTAGACGGTGAAGTAATTGAAGACAGTCTAGATGCTAACGGTGCTTCTTTCCTTTTTGGTGAGGGTGAGAGAGAATTCGAACCAGCTGAGCTAGCTGACAGAGTAGTTAAGTCTCTTAAGGATGCCCAGAGCAAGGGCTTCAAGCAAGAAGCTGGGAAAGACTCAGAGGCCCAGGCCGAGTCATACTTAAATGAACTAGAGCAAGATGCTTCAGAGATTCTCGATAGAAACCCGATGGGCACCACTGAATGGACATCTAAAGATGGAAGAGTTAAGGCAGTTCACGGTGATGACGGCAGTGCTGGTGAATACGTCGAGGTATTCCTAGATGGTAAATCCATTGGAGGTGTTGGTAAGTATTCCCCTGTGGAAGATCCAAAAACTGGAAATTATAGTGAACCATGGGATAGCCCTGATAAAGAGCCAGGTTGGGTAGCTGATGGGATCTACGAGCTTCTAAAGGAGAACCTAGCTACTGAAGGCTTCAAGCAAGAAGCTGGTAAAGAAAAATTTGAACTTTCAAAAGAGTTTTACAACGACAAGAACTGGTCTAAGGAACCATTTAAAAATCCTGAATGGACTTCTGCAGACGGTAAGGTAAAAGTCAAGTACGTCTCTGATGGCGACGTAAATGATGAAGGACGTCCAGTTGACACTTCTTACCTAGAAGTATCCGTTGATGGCGAAGTCATTGGAGATATTTCCGCACCTAATGCCCTTCAGTACAACGCAGGTGATCCTAACGACCCTGAATACATGAGGACCGGAATTCCAAGTTCTAAACTAGAACTAGACGAGTACGGCGACGATGTCCAGGCTATGGTTGACAATCACCTAAAGTCTAAGGGTGGCTTCAAGCAGTCTGCTGGTGAAGCAGGTGGAGTTCGCAAGTCTCACATTTCTGACCTAGACAACTGGTCTAGTGACCCATCAGATGGTGGAGAAGGTACATACACCTCTCCAGATGGACGTCTAACTCTCGAGGCTATGGCTGACGCTGACACCGACGGTGAAGGCGGAATGAAGGATCTATCTCGCATTGCTGTTTCTTATGACGGTGAAGAGATTGGAACTCTACCTAAACTTGGCGTAATGTACAACGAGGCAGATCTTGCTGACGACGTCGACAATCTAGTTAGCAAGTACCTAGAAAAGCAAACTGGTGGTTTCAACCAGCAGCCTGGTTCTGGCAGACGAAAAGTTGGAAACTTTAGAGTAATTCCTAGAGAAGAATTCACCGACATTGTTGGTGCAGCTGATACTTCTGATGGCGGAATTGTACGTCTTGAGAAAACTAAGAACGGTACAATTACCCCTACCGCTTATAACAGATTTGGTCAGGTGATGGCTCAGAGCGAGCCTACAACTGATCTAGACGCTGCTCTAAAAGAGGGTGAGCGACTGCTATCTGGTCTTGAAGGCAAGGCCCAGGACAGCCCTGAAGTTTCTGGATTCTCTCAGAAGCCAGGCGAAGAGCCACCAGCCTGGACTAAGGATCCAGCTACTCCTTTGCAGTACAACAAGCTTCAGGGTATTCTTGACAACCAGGCTGACAGGCTTCCAACTGATGTCCGTGACATGGTTGAAGAAGCCGTTGCTAACAAGGCTCTAACCAAGGGCGAGATGGGCAAGCTCCTTGCTGAGGTTGGTAAGAGTGCTGATCTTTCAATTAGCTACACTCCTAAGGTTGATAAGGCTCATGCTTCTGATAGAGCTAACTGGAAGTATGATAAAAAATCTAAGAGTTACTCATACACCTCTGCTGACGGAAGACTGTCTATTAATGCTGTGTCTCCAGAAGACGGTGCAACTACAGTAACTTATGACGGTAAGCCAGTTCAGATATCTAGACCTTACGGCAGTGAGATCTGGCAATCAGTCGATAACGGTGGAGTTCCTATTGGAGATTCTGTCGATACTGCTATCAAAGATCGACTAGATTTTGAAAATAAAACAGGCATCTATTCAGATAAGTCAGGCTTCGCTCAAGCTCCTGGATCTACTTCAAAAGCAATCCGTACTCCTCAGCCACAGGTTGACGAGGGTCGTGCGGCATCAGCTAAATTTGCCAAGGACGGTTTCCTAGAACAAACAACCAACTACGGCAGTGGTGACTCTGACTTGTCATGGGAAATTGATGTTGATGACATGGAAAGTGCTGCAATAGTTGTTAAGTACTCTCCTAACCGTGGAACATGGTACGCATACGCTCAGTACAGAGATAAGAGAGGTAATCTCAGTACTGCTGAAAATGGCGACTTAGGAGACTTTAAGACTGCAGAAGAAGCTATGGCTGCAGCTAGTGCTTTTAATAACGATGAAGATCGTATGGATGAGTACAATGAAATCATTCGCGATGCTAGAAAAGCTCGTATGCAGGCAGTTGCAACTAAGTTTGAAGAGGCAGTTGCAAACAAAGACTACGATGCTCTAAAAGAGCTTTTAAATGATGAAGATGTTCTAACTTCAGAAGACTCCGATTTCTTAGAGAATGACATTCTAGAAGAGATGAACTCTATATCTCTTGAAGAAGAGCGCCAAAGCGATGTTGAGGATGCTCTCGCTTCGAATGATAAAGATAGATTAGAAGAGCTACTGGGTGATGACGACTACGAGGAGTATCACTCTAGGCTGGAAGACGCTATCAATGACTTCAAACATGGAGAAGAAGATCCAGACGGCTTCGAGCAAGCTCCAGGTAAAAAACTAACTCCTCGAAACAACCAAACTCTCAAACCAAACAGTATTGGTGGCTACGATACAGGAACCGACGGGGATGGCTATATAGAAGTAAATCCTAACAAGGACGGAACATGGGAAGTAAGTCACGCATATAACTACCTGATCGATGAAAATGGTCCTGAAGGTGTTATGGATGAGGGCTCACAGACTTTCAAGACTAAAGAAGAAGCTATGGCGTATGCTAACGATAAGCTTGAATATTACAATAGTCAGGAAGTCTATGATGATGCCTCTGATCACGCTATGGAAGCTGCATACCGTGGTGGAATGTACGATGAGGGCTTTGAGCAACGTCCTGGAAGACAAGTCAACATTGGTGATTTTGAGGTCTTTAAGGGTAACTATTCTCTAAGTGATAAATTTGAGGACTTCAATGTCAGAATTGAAAAGACTCCAGAAGGTAAATGGAAAGTAACTCCATCAGTCTTTGGATTCCCTGGAAACGATGTAAACCGCCGCGAGGACTGGTTTGATCAAACTCCTCAAACATTTGACAACTTAGAAGATGCTAAGAAGTCAGCTGTTAAAGAAGCAAACTATCTAAGTAATGACACCAATAGATCCGGTGCCCTCGATGAGAGGGGACCAGGTTATGGTTTCGCTCAGAAGCCTGGAAAGAAAGTAAGTCCAGAAGTTTCTGCTAAGAACAAGGAACTAGCTAAGAGACTTATGGAAAAGGGTGCTTTTGATCCTGATGGTGGTTTAGATGAAGATGACCCAGACTATGAAGCTCTTCAAGATATTAAGGATCGTAACGAGGCTTACCTAGATAACCTTGCTGCTACAGATCCAGCAGAGTATTTCTATACTATTGCTAAAGCTGGAGAGTTTATGGGCGCTGAACCATCTGACTTCAGACGTATGATTGAAAAGCCATACAACTACCATGCTGAAGTTCTTGAATCAGAGATGAACAGCTGGGTCGGAGACAACAACAGCGGCTACTGGTTAGATGAAATCGGTCACGGCTCTGAGGGCGAAGGCTTCGCTCAAAAAGCTGGAACTAAGAAAGTAAATCCAAAGGCAGCAATTCAAAAGATTATTGATGCAGCTCCTAAAGATCAGGGCTTTGCTCAGCGTGCTGGTAAAGAAGACGGTTTAAAGAGCAACGGTACAATTGCTGGAGATATCTATGATCCAGAGACCTACGGCATGATGGACTGGGCATCTAAATGGACAGATTTCTCGGTTTCTGAAGGAGAAAATAGGCTTGGCGAGTGGTGGAAGTGGCAAGAAGAGTTTGGTCAGTGGGCAGTTAGCGAAGATCCAAAAGAAGCTGCGGGTCAGGGTCTAGTTGACGTCTACACTCTTCGTGATATTTTAGATGGAAACGTTGGCACGTTTAATCCTCTAAGCAAGAGAGATTCCGGTTGGCGTGATCGAGGAGATGGTAGTCACGAGTTTAAATCTGAGACTATAAATATATTCCCTACTAAAAATGATGACGGAACATTTGATTACACCATTACTAATGCGGCTACCGATGAGTTGATTGACACAATCGAAAACGTAGGTGCGGCTGATAGTGTTGAAAATCTTATTTCTGGTGAATTTAGATCAGATTTGGAAGATATTGGCTATGAAGTCAGTGGTAGATCTAGTAATGCTGTTAATCTATTCTCAGATCCATATGACAGAAGTAGAGGGTTTGCTCAAAAGTCTGGATCTGACTCCGGGCTATTAGAAGAAAATCCTGCAGCTATTAAACTCAGCGGTAAATTTAGTGATACCGGATCTGGTGGAATAAACTATCAGGATTCTGAAGGTAGATCCAAGGGTAGCGTACAAATGTTCTTTACTAAAGATAAGAATGGTAAAGAAAGCTACGGTTGGATGGTCGAGTACCTACCATCTAATGGAGAAGGTATTGTACGTAAGAGTTTTATGCAAAAATATGACGGTGCCTACGAAGGAAAACCGTGGATTGCAGCTGAAAAACATCTAAGAAATCTAATTGCTAAAGACAATGCTAGCCAGAACAAACAAAAAACTGGTGGATTCTCTGCTAAGCAGATGGAACCTGCAACTCCTGCCCAGTATGCTCTTCTACAAGAGTACGCTGACGAGAGAGTACCAGCTGATGATCTAACTGCACAGGCAATTCAAGACGCACTTGCTAACAGGAACCTAACTAAGGCACAGATGAGTGCTCTTATTGGTCCTATGAACGATGCTGAATTCAAGCCGGGCGTTGACCCTAACAAGCCAAGCGACCGTGCTCTTAAGTCATTAAACAGCAAGCTTGTCACTAAAGATCTAACTCCAGAAGAAGTCAAGGACATCCTAGACAACCTACCGAACATGAACCGTGCAGAAGTTGATGCTCTAAACGACAGGCTTCGCAGGAAGAAGGATCGTCCAGAGACCATTGGTTTCGCTCAAGAGCCAGGTGGTTCTGATGACGAGAACATGGAGCAGCTAATGGGCGACGACCTAGGCAACGACAGAAACGTTGAAACCCAGGGCGAAATGTCTGACTACTACAACTCTCTCAAAGGTGACCGTATTGCAGAACTTCAAAAGAAACTCGATGCTGCAAATGAAGAAATCAATATCTTCGGTCTAGATGACTTGCAAGAAATGCTAGACGAGGCTGACCCAGATAGCGAAGCTAACCTAAAGAGATATGGTAAAACTTGGCCTGCAGAGCAGTCTTACATTGCAGCTCAGGATCTTAGAGACGCTGCAGAGCAAATTAGAAACAGCAATAACCCTAACGTTGACAAGAGTCTAGCTGATGATCTAGACAATGCCGCCAATCAGGTTATGAAGCGTATGGAAGATAGGATCAATCCACTACTGTTCGCTTCAGTTGAAGATCCATATGGTACCAATTTTGATCTAGGTGATGTAGACACAGATCTAGACCAGATGCGTGAACTCTACTTTGAGACTGACACAGATGAGATCAAGAAATATCTAGATCAAACTGGAGTCTACGGTGACGTTAGATCTGGTGGAGCAGAAGCAGTAGTTTCTGATAAACCAGAAGAAGATGGCGAAAACAAAGGCAAATACAGAGCTTCTGTAAGTTACGGTGGCGGAACTGCTGCTGATGATCAGGTAGAGTACTTTGATGACCCAGAAGATGCTAAAGACTGGGCAGCTAATGAAGTTTCTAACTTAAGTAGCTATCACCAAGTAGGTCTTACTCACCCAGACAAATCTTTCTCAGATCTTGATGCAGAAAGAGATGCTGCAATTGCAAATGGCACTGAGCAGGAGTTCCTAAGTAGACTATCTGACGTAGCAAAAATAATGAGAGATCAGAGAGGCGATGAAAAGCTATCTCGTGAACTTGATGACTACGTTGAACGTGCCCAGGCAGCTCTTGACAAGAAGAAGGGCAACGCAGGAGGTCAAGGCTTCGCTCAAAGACCAGGATCTGATGAGAACGAGCAAGATATAATCGACGACATCAAGTCTCGTGGACAAGATATCATTGATGGTCTTAGAGACAATGGCAAAATCGATGTTGAAACTGATGAAGAGTTCGAAGCTAGAATTGCTGACTATCAAAGGAACTTGGATGGTCTACTATTCCAACTAAACTTTGGCAATAGCGATACTTTAGAGCGTTTTGGGATGGATTTCGATTCCACAGCATGGACAAGTTCTGGTAATGACGAACTTCTTGCTCAGCTAGAAGATCTAGTTCCAGAAGCTAGAAGACGTCGTAGTAGTGCTATTTATGGATCCCGTGGCTTTGCTCAGGAACCAGGCTCCGGAACCCCTGTCAGAAATGACAAACTAAACCCAACCAGTGATGGTGGATTTGGTACTAATCCTTACTCTGATAGTCAAATTGAAGTCAATCCTACCAAAGATGGTAAGTGGGAAGTAAATCATGCTTATAACTACATGATTGACGAGAATGGTCCTACAGGTACCATTGACGAGGGTTCTAAACTCTTTGATTCCAAAGAAGAGGCTCTTGCATTTGCTAATGAAAAACTTGACTACTACAACAGTTCTGATGTAGACAGAGATGCAGAAGATCACAATGCTGATCGTTATACTGGGTTTGATCAAAAGCCAGGCAACGCAGTTGTCTCTCCTAAGATGGGTGAACCAGCTTCAGATGCTCAGTACGACTACCTCAAAGAACTTGGCGATACTCAGGATGGAATCAGTCCGGATCTAGCTACTGCAATCCAGGATGCTCTATCAAGTAAAAACTTGACAAAGGCTCAGGTGGGTGCATTGCTAGGACAACTTAGAGCTCTAAAGCCTAAGGCTGGTATTGATACAAGTAAGCCGACTCCTCGTCAAATTCAGAGAGTCAAAGATCTTGCGAACTCACTTGGCCTAAGCCCTGCTGAAAAGCGTAAGCTTGGTCTTAGCAAGGTGAGCAGCATGTCTTCTGATGAAGTTCAGAAGCTCATTGACAACCTAAAGCGTAGAGGCGGGGGAGACGAGGGGTCAGGTGGTGTCCGCCCAAAAGGTAGACCCGGCGATAAGCCGGGTGGTGGCGGATCAGTAGGTCAAGTACCCGGAAAATTAATTTCTTATACTCCTAGAAGTAAATTCTTAGAAAAAGATAGATCTGACGCTAAAGAAATTTATGACAGAGTAAATAAGAATCTTGACAAATATGCTAGTCAGGATTCTGAATTTGCAAAAAAATTAGAAGAGTCTAAGAAGAAGTACCCTGAAGGCATCTACAGCATGATTGACATTGCTGCAGATCCTAACTCTACTCAGCAGCAAATTGACGATGTTATAAAAGACGTCAATGATCTTAATAAAGCTCTGCAGAGTAGTAAAGCGGATGTATTTGCTGGAGACACTAATGTATTAGATGGTCTTGCTAAATATAAATTTGCCGAGCTAACCCCAGAAGTTAATAAACAAAAACTATCTGGAGGAAGCAAGAAGCACTCTGAAGGTGACACTGTAGATTCTAGATTTAGTGCTATGTATAACCCTAACCTAGTTGAATACAAGAGCTCAGAAAATGGTAGGGGCTCCACTAATACAGCAATTGGTTATGTAACTACCGATGCTTTAGAAGGCATGGCTGGAAATGAAATTCGTAATGCAAGTGTAGTTAACGATATTGCAAAAGATCTTAAAAATGGAGTTGGATTTAAAGAACCGATAATCATGATTTACGATCCAAAAACCGGTAAAGCATTTATTACTGAAGGTAACCATAGACTTGCTGCAGCAAAAAAGGCTGGAGTTAAATACGTTCCAGTAAGAATTGTAAATCTAGATGTAGCTCCAGGTGACCAGATTAAGATGGAGCGAGTTGGTAAGCCTCTAGGACGTAGAGCTGCCCCTATTGGCGGAGGTGAGTGGTCTTCAACAATTCAGCCTAGTCAAATATTTGATGACTCTCAGCTTCTCCAAGAAGATGCCGGAGGTTTTGCTCAAGCAGCCGGATCACCTAGAGCCAAGAGATTCAACGAAATGGCGGCTGACCGTAAGTTTGTAGACGCTACAACTGAAAAAGATGCTAAGAAAGATATTAGCCGTTGGAGTAGAGAAGAAAACGGTCTAAAAACTGAAATTACTGAACGTAATGGAAGATTCACTGCCAAGTTCAGCGATAAGCCTAAAGAAGAAGTAGACCTTGGTATCAATGAATCTGCAGCGTTTAAAGAGGCAGAACGCCAGATTATGCTCAGAACCGCTGAGTTTGACACTGTTGACCTAGATGGCTTTGCTCAAAAAGAAGGCGACAAGGGTCCTAAGCGTCAACGCGTTCTAGAAGCCATCGCTTCAGTAAGCAACGCCCTCGGTCTATTCGACGAGTGGAAGGGTAAGACTACCAAGGTTCGTGAAGATGTAAACAACGTTGGCGAATTTGTCAACAACATGCGTTACGTCAAGGCGGATCTTGAAAAAGCAATCAATAACCTAAAGAACTCTAAGGGTGTTGAAGAGAAGATGGCTGCCATCTCTGAGCTGACTGCTGCAATCAAGAAAGCAAAACTTGCTGCAAGAATTGCTAAGGATCGTTGGAAGAGAAATCACCCTGAAGACCTGAAGCCTAAGGCTCCAAAGACTCCTAAAGCTATTGAAGCTCCTACAGTTGAAAAAGTTAGCAAGAAGTTTGAAGACGATTTAACTGCAGCTGAAGAAGCAATCAGTCCTACCCCTGGACGACTTCCTAATCCTGAGCCTTACAACATTCCACGTGGTGGAGTGTACATGTATGACGAAAACGGTAACCGCCTACGTCAAGATGGCACACCTTTTAGACCGATTGGTCCTTCAGATCTGGATGGCTTCGCTCAGTCCCTACCGACCGAGACAGTATCTCCTAAAGATTTCAAGGCTAGACAAGCTAAAGCTATAGCAGATAACAAGGCTGCTGCGGCTTCTATGATGGATATTTTCCGTAAGCGTATAAAGAACCCAGCTTGGCACAAATGGCAAGCTCCTTACTCAGATTATCCTGCCGACGATCCAATGACTGCTCCGGTTAATCCGAGCAACATGCCATTTAACCCTTCATCTAATCATCAATATAGTGCGATAAACCACCACGCTCTAGCTACTGCAGCTGCTGAACGTGGCTATACAGACCCTCGCTGGATGACTTCAGCACAGGCTAAAAAACTTGGTGCTACTGTTCGTGATGGCGAGCAGGGTGTGAAGATCATGACATTTATGACTATTGAAGATGAAGAATCTGGAGAGCGCTCAATAGTCCAAGTACCTAGATTTGTTTTTAACGCTCAGCAAATGGATGGTCTAGAGCCTTATAGTCCTAGCCAACAACCAAAGATGGATGCTGCACAGGCTATTGATTTCGTTCTTGGTAGATTTAGTGAAGCCGAGAAAAAGCGTGGCAAGAGTGGAAATATAAAGATCTGGGAGGATCTGTACGGTAGTGACACCCCTATGTGGAGTCCTGCAGGAGCTCGTAGGCCTGAAAATATTAGAATGCCTGATCGTAGCAAATACGACAGCCCTGAAGATTACCTATATAGTTTATTCCACGAACTAGCCCATGCAACTGGAACTCAGGATAGACAGGGTAGAGAAGCCCACCTAGCTCAAGCGCGTGGGGACATGACTATGGGTCAGCTAGCGGTTGAAGAAGCCACTGCCGAGATTGCTTCTCAGCTATTACTACAGCGTCTAGGTCTAAACTATAATCCAGACAGAACAGCCGAATACCTAAGATCTCACGATCTTAATGATGCTCAGCTAAATGAAGCAATGGCAAAAGCAGAGCTAGCAGTTGATTATGTACTAGGTAACGATGTTCTCCCTCCATGGCATAACAGCTCTAGCGACATGATGGAAGCTGCAGAAGTCCCTGGATATACTCCACCTGCTTCACGTAGCTGGAACCCTAATACTAACCTAGGTCCTCAGGACGCTCCTTCAGCATTCCCTGCTGGAACTCCAGGATCTGATGAAAACCCAGAAGTAACTGGTTTTGCTCAGAAGCCTGGAAAGTTTGACAGAACTGGTAAAAAGTCTGTAACTGATAGCAAGACTGCAACAGAAAAAGTTATGGCCGGTCTTCTTGAGAAGATCAAGCAGGGAGAGACTCCTTGGCGTAAGCCTTACAAAGAGGGCGAAAAGTACGCAGGTATAGCTCTACCTAGAAACCCATCGTCTAAGCACATCTACTCGGGTGTAAACGCTATGGCTCTAAGATTTGCTCAAGAAGAGAATGGCTATAGCGATCCTCGATGGATGACCTATAACCAAGCTTCGGCAATGGGTGGTCAGGTACGTAAGGGTGAGAAGGGTACATTCATTCTTGTTCCTATGCGTATCACTCAGCAGGATGAGAAAGACCCAAACAAGAAGCGTTCATTCACCATGTTCAAAGCTACTGCAGTATTTAACGCTGAGCAGATTGATGGTCTGAATCTACCTGAACTATCTACAGAGAGCCTCCCTAAGATGACTCCTCTAGATGCACAGGAATTCATTGTTGAGCGTTACAAGAAGGCAATGGCAGCTCGTACCGGCAAGGCTCCAAACATCAAACATACTTATGTTGGAAGTGGTGGAGCACACCAGGCTCCAAACTGGGGAACCTTATCGGATGAAGTTACTCTACCTAACCTAGAGCAATTTAATTCTCCTGAAGATCTGTTTGACACAATCGCTCACGAACTTGTACACAGTACAGGCCACCCAGATCGTCTAGACAGATCGGATCTAACCAAGGACTATGCCAATGATTTAGAGTCTAGAGCTAGAGAAGAACTTATTGCTGAAATTGGAGGTGCTCTACTAGCTAATATGTTTGGTGTAGATGCAACATTTGATAACAGTGCAGCATATGTTCAAAGCTGGCTAAAGCACCTACAATCCAACCCAGACGAGATTATCAATGCAACTAGCCAGGCCCAAAAAGCTGTAGACTATATTCTTGGTACAGATCTTGGAGACTGGAGCCCGATTGACGGATATAGCATTGGAAATGCTGTCCAAAAACCTACAGAAGAAGAGGAGTCATAATGGCTAAAAAAGAAATGCCAGAAGATCCAATGGAGCCTAAACGTTACACAGAAGATGACCCAGAGTACTGGGCTCTGATGGCAAGAATTATTGGCAACCCTGTTCCAGACTTTGAAGATGATTCTGATGAAGTCGATGAAAATGGCGTCTACCGCGGAAAATCGAAATAGTCACTTTTACAATAGAAGTGTACAATAAATATAAATACTACTCAACAACAGGACTTTTTAGATGATCACATTTATCGGCCAATCTGGGTCGTTGCTCTTGTTTACAAGTGAGCACCATGGTGTAGTTGTCGACACCGATTTTAATATGGTTGTTGAGTCAGGCGTTCCTGAGACTCTATTTTCTAGCCGTAGCTGGGAAAAATCTGATACAGAGCCTGGTCAAGATCTAACTGCTTTAGCCTCCATCTCTTTACAGACTATGGATGCAAAAACTATTATTGCGTCTGCTGGACGTATGTATACCATTCCAAAATCTGCTCAAGCAGAAGCCAAGAAAGCTCTTGAATGGCACAAGGAGCACCACCGTGGCGGCACTCCTGTCGGCATGAATACAGCAAGAATTCTTGCTAAGGGTGGGCAAATAAGCCTACAAAAAGTACGCCACATCGCAAAGTACTTCCCTCGTCACGAAGTTGACAAAAAGGGTAAAGGCTGGAAGCCAGGCCAAGATAACTTCCCAAGCAACGGCAGAATTGCGTGGGCCTTGTGGGGTGGTGATTCAGCTTGGCGTTGGGCTGTTGATATTGTAAAACACGCAGATCCAAAACCAATTAAAGCTGGTGGCGGTTATCTGGCTCAGCAACAGCCTCAAGACCCTTTCCACAATGCGTTCACTCTTGAAGAAAACTATGGTCCAGAGTTTATGGCTCGTGTATGCCTTGATGGATCTGGACTAGATCGCCTATACAAAGTTGACATCGATGGTCAAGTTTACGTGTGGGATAACGACTGCTGGGACGACATGGGAAATGTCGACAGCGATGTCTGGGACTATGACCAGGGGTTAGATTATGAAGATGATGGCATAGAAAAAAGTCACATTCTTATTGATGCATCGTCTGCTGTAATGATTGCAGCTCGTTTGGCAAACAATCCTTTCGGCAAAGTTTCTGTTTTTGATCTTGATGAGGACGAAGCTAGACTAGCTGCCCGATCAATTCCTGAAGAAGACTGGGAGATGATTGACCTAGGTATGGTAGCTGCTGGTGAAGGTGGTATTGGCCCAGCGTCATATACTCCAAAGGAACGTGCAGCAAACGTAGCTAAGCAACCTCGCTCTGCGGGTGGAAGATTTGGATCAAAGGGTAGTAAGGCTCAAGTTGGCCAGAAGACTACACCTGGAGCTAGCAACCCTGGTTCAGCTCCAAGTGCTGGAAAACCTGGGGGCATAAGCCTGGAAGATCAGAGAAAGAATGCTAACTCCGGTCTTCCTCCTCAAGAAATACTTGAAGGTCCTCTAGATACTTCTGGAATCCTTGGAGAACCTCGTACTCCAATCGATAGACCTAACGCTCGAATATCTGGCACTCTTCCTGCAATGACAAAGGAAGATCTCCACCAGGTTCTTTATGACTTCCCTGCTTGGGTTCAGAGCCAGCGTGCTTCTTATAGTCCTGGTGATTACCACACTCCTATGACTAGTGCTGGTGATGAGAAAAAAGAATCAGAAGACCCAGAATCTTACGACCACCCTTTACTTAAAAAGTGGCGTGCCACTAAACTCCGCGAAGAGATCAAACCTTCTACAGACACTAGCTGGGCAGCCCCGGTTGTTGCTGCTGCAGGAGTGGCTGAGGCTCAGAAGCCAGCCGTAGATCCTGAGAAGGAAGTTCAAAAAGATGAAGCCAAACCAGAAGGTGCTCCAAAGAGCAATCCAAAACCTAGCGATCCTGGTAAGCCGGTACAGCTTACTCCTGAAACTTCTGACGTACAGCCTCTGTATTTTGCTATTGTTGCTCCAGATGACCCTCAAGCAGTAACCGATCTAATTAGCATGGTCCCAGCCAGCTCAACGTCAACTGCTCCTATGATCTACAAGCGCTTAGATAAGAAGTGGGTTCGTGATGAGAAGACACTTGCTGATCTAAAGTCTGCAACTCCTCCACCTGTTGTCCCTCTTGACTCTGCAACTCTGAACGATGTTCTAAAGCAGGTTGACGGTCTAGTTGCATCTGCTGGTTACCTACAACACCAGATGATAGTTCTATGGGGACCTAGAGAAGATATTCTTGTTGCTGCTGGTGGCCTTGATAAAAACAGAGGTAACGCAGAAGAACTTCGCCGTTACTGGACTGTTGGCAAGGGTGCAGCCAAGATTCGTTGGAACACTAAGGGTGACTGGACTCGTTGTGTTCGTCATTTAGAAAAGTATCTAGGCCCACGTGCTAAGGGATATTGTGCTCTACGCCACAAGGAAGTTACTGGTCTGTGGACTGGTGATAAGCGCCATCGTGAGCTATATGGACGTAAGGGTGTAAATAGTAACAAGGCATTCTTCAGTGATGAAGTCCTTAAGTCTTCAGAAATGGTCATCGACTCAGTAACCTTAGTTGCTCGTGCTAATGATGCTAAGCACCGTCTAGGTCTATTGGCAAGTGCACCTATTGCCACATCTACTAATGGAGGAATGTTCCGTATTCCTTTAGTAATCCCTGAGGGTAAGCAAACCGGAGATGGTCGTACTTTCCGCAAGGGATCAATCACAATGCGTGAACTACCACTGCCATTGCTATGGCAAGTTAGAACTTCAGACGGACACAATGGGTCCGTTGTAATCGGTCGAATTGACCGAATGGAGCGTACTGAAGAAGGTATTGGAAATGCTGTTGGCATTTTTGATACTGGAGAGTATGGGCGTGAAGCCGAACGTTTGGTTCGCAACGGATTTATTCGTGGCGTATCAGCCGATATGGATCAGTTCGAGGCTGAAGAAGAAAAAGAAAAGAAAACTTCTAAGTCAAAGACTGAGAACGACATCGACATCGATGACGATAAAAAAGTTGGTGGGGACAAACTCACTATAAATAAAGCTCGGGTAATGGCAGTCACTATGGTGCCAAAGCCCGCGTTCCAAGAATGCAAAATCTTCCTCGTAGAGGAAGGTGAACCCCAGGAGGATAATATGATTCCACAAGATGGAATATATGCCGAAGACGTGGATTCACCTGACAATGCTGCACTTGTTGCATGTGCAATTGTTGCTGGTGTAATTCCTGTCGTGCCACCTGCTGAATGGTTCAACAATCCTAAGCTAAGTAAGCCTACTCCTATCACCGTTACTGACGATGGTAAAGTATTCGGCCACATTGCAGCTTGGAACGTTGATCATATCGGTTTGGTAGCAGGCACCAAACCTCCTCGCAGCAAGAGTAACTACTCTTACTTCCACACTGGCGTGATTCGTACTGCCAATGGTAAGGATGTACCTGTAGGTCAACTTACGCTAGCGGGAGGACATGCTTCACTAGAGGCTAGTGCCCTAGACGCTGTAAAGCACTACGACGACACTGCATCAGCAATTGCTGACGTACATGCCGGCGAAGATGCTCACGGTATCTGGGTATCAGGAGGTCTACGCCCATCCGCAACCCCTGAGCAGATCCGTTCGCTTCGTGCATCGGCTCCATCAGGTGACTGGCGTCCAATCCGTGGCTCACTTGAGCTAGTAGCTGTATGCCAGGTAAATGTTCCTGGTTTCCCGATCGCTCGTGCTCGTGTTGCTTCAGGTGCTGTTATGGCTCTTGTAGCGGCTGGTGCTCGTCCACTTGCTGAGCTAAAAGCTTCGCAGTTGTACGGCCCAGAAGCATTGGCTGCTGCTGCTAAGGCTAAGTTCGACCAGCTTCGTGCTGAGCGTGCTGCTGTTTTTGCAGTTAAGTCAGCTGAGCTATCAAACAAGATCCATGGTTACGTTGATGCTCTAGCAATTACTAAAGCAGAACGCGATACCGCTGCCAAGAAGCGTCAGGCTCTACCGGACGGTTCATATCCGATTCGTAATGAAGACGATTTGAAGAATGCTATCCAGTCATTCGGCCGTGCTAAGGAAGAAGACCGTGGAAAGGTACGTCGCCACATTATGCGTCGTGCTAAGGCCCTTGGCAAAATAGATCTAATCCCAGAGAAGTGGAATAAGCAACATGTTGCATCTACTTCAGAGTCAATCACAGCTTCAACTCAGCCGAATGAACTTCGTGCTCGTGTTGCAGCAGCTGCGGCGGCTCTGGGAAAATCTGATGCGGTTGAGCCTGTAAATCCTCTCCCTACAGTACCTGTTAAGGCTGAAGCACCTCTTGGTGTAGAACCTAAAGACAAGCCTGTAATGGAGAAGCAACCAGTCGATGAACGACTTACTCAGGAACAAATTGAGCAGAAGGTTATCCAAGAAGTTAAAAAGGATGCCGACCCATATGCTCAAGCTGGAGGTAAGTACATCCCTGGTAAGACTCAACCGCGTGATGAGTATGGCAAGTTCCGTAAGGTTCTAGCCAGACTTAAGCTCAACCTAGGTGTTGCAGGTCTTGAAGATGTAGCCAGAAAAGTCTCAGCGGCAGAGGGGTACACCGAAATCGGTGACTACGGAACTGCTGCTAAGGCTGCTGGTGATCTGATTGACACTGTAGATCGTTTGGACACTGGTGCTTTGAATGCAAAGTCACTAGAGAACATCCGTACTACAACGCAAGAACTAGGTAAAACTATTGCCAACCTACCACTGCCATTTAAGGATCCAAACGCGAAACTTAGATACAGTGACCTCCCACCTGTTCTGAAAGAGTTGCTTGACAACATGACAGATCGAGTGGAGCAGAAAATTGGTTCTAAGGATGCGGCCGTCGCTACCCAAGACGTACGTTCCTTTAAGTCAGGATCTAAGCTTTATAGCCAGTCGGATATTTCGACTCAGTTTAATAAGCTTCTAAGACTCCTAACCTAAATAATAAACAACTCAAAAACAGGGTAAAATAAAGTCTGGGTAGAGTGCCTGCCGCATGGTGCGGTAAGTCCCTTTGCTTTGGACCGAACAGCAAGGTATGTGAAATACGCATATCTCTAACTATCCTAGGAGGATAAGTGGATCACATTAAATCGCAGGTAGATGGCCTAGCAGAACTAAGCGACGAGCAAGTCGCCGCTCTGCAAGAGTCAATCGTACGTGAATTTGAATTGGTCGAGGGTAAAGACCCATCTCCTGAGGTTGTTGACGCTATGACGTCACTTGCCGACATGTTGGACACCGTACGCGGTGAAACCAGTCGTCGCGAGGCCGCTAAAGAAGAGCTTGCTGCTCGTGCTGCCGAAGCGACTATGCGTGTTACAGGTGAGGACGGGGAGAACCCAGTTGGCGACATGCCAGTTGAGGAAGCTCCAGCTGAAGGTACTCCTGAAGAAGAGGCTACAGAAACCCCTGAAGAAGAGGCTGTAGAAACTCCTGAAGAAGAGGCCAAAGAAACTCCAGCTCAAGAGGACGAGGAAAAAAAGAAGGCTTACTCAGCTGAAACCTCTGACGCATCAATGACTCAGGTTGAAGGATCTGAACTATCAACCGAAGAAACCCAAACAACTACAACCGCTGACGCAGTTCAGCAGGAAGAGCAGGCCCCAGTGACCGCAGCAGCAGAAGAGAGCTTCCAGGCTCCAGCTGACCGTCAGCCTGTTATTCAGGTTTCAGAGCCAGCAAAGGTAGCAATTACCGCTGGTGCTGACATCCCTGGCTACAGTGCTGGATCATCCATCTCTGACATGACCGAAGTTGCATTAGCAATGGAGAAGAGAATTCATTCTCTACGTCGTGTTAACGGTGGAGATGGAGAGCAGCACATCGTTGCATCCATCACAACCGAATACCCAGAGGCTCGTACTCTAACAACTGACGCAGAGTCAAACGCTCTGAAGATTGCAGCCGTCGCAGGCCCAGAAGCACTTGTTGCTGCTGGTGGTCACGCAGCTCCATTCGAAGTCAAGTACGACATCTACTCAATCGGCTCAAGCAACGTTCGTCCTCTACGCGATGCATTGCCTCGCTTCCAGGCTGACCGTGGCGGTATCCGTTTCGTAACTCCTCCATCATTCGCAGCTGGTACTTATGACACAGCTGTTGGTGTATGGACTGCAGCTAACGACTCAGCTACCACTCCTAGCCCAGCAAGCAAGACTAGCTACACTGTTACAGCTGCTGCTGAAAACACAAAGGCTACTGACGCTGTAACCCTACAGCTACAGTTCGGTAACTTGATGACTCGTGCTTACCCAGAGTTGATTGCTCGTCACAACGAGCTAGCTCTAGTTCAGCACGCTCGTGAAGCTGAGCAGAACCTACTAAGCGCACTAAGCAGCGGTTCAACTGCTGTTACAACTACTAACCTAATCGGTTTTGGTCGTGACTTCCTAGTTCAGATCCGTCGTGCAGCTGTTGCTTACCGTAACCGTCACCGTATCGCTCATGACACTCAGCTTCAGGCTTTCATCCCTGAGTGGGTATACGACGCTATGGCAGCAGACCTAACCTTGGCAATGCCAGGTGACGGTACTCTGTCTGTATCTAAGTCAGAGATCGATGGTTACCTAGCACACAGCAACGTAACTCTAGTTGCTTCTCCAGACATGACTGTATTTGGTTCACAGAGTGCTGCTGCACTTCTTGAGTTCCCGGACAGCTTTGACTGGTACCTATTCGCTGAGGGAACATTCTTGTTCCTTGACGGTGGAACTTTGGACCTTGGAATTATTCGTGACTCCACCTTGGTTGGCACAAACGATTACAAGATGTTCATTGAAACATTCGAAGCTGTTGCAAAGGTTGGTATTGAGTCTCTCAAGGTCACCTCAACCATCAGCATCAACGGTGTTGCTGCTGCATTGCGCGACACCACAGGCGGTACTGCTGCCGCTACTATCGAGCTTTAAGCCTTAGTAGTAAATCAGTAATCGTTGAGGGGGGCCCGGAAACGGGTCCCCCAATACGAAAAAACTTTAAACTTTTTTATTAAGGAATATAAATGGCCACTTTTGACGGAGCGTTTCCAGCCCCGAAGATCGTACCTTCCGCATTTGGATTGTTTTCTGTAGTTAAGCCGGAAAATCCAAATTCTGAAGATAAGTGGGTTCGTGGTTTTAACCAATGGTGGGAGACCAGACCTAACTATGTACGTAACTGGGATGAAACTAGCACTACTTCTTATGTAGTTGATACTAATCCAGCTGCTCCTCGTTACAGCTACCACATTCCATTTTTTATCGAATCTGAAGATTTTGCTTCGACTTTTGGTCTTAATGGTGAAGACAGATTTGCAAAAGTTCTTCGTCAACTTGAAGGTGTCTCTCAGAAAGCCTGTGAAGTAGAACTTTGGGATGGTGCAGTAGCACTCCAAGGAACTGGCACTGACTTAGTAAACCCATACCTATCTAAGGGATCTAGCGTCACGGTTCTTTCGGGACGTAAGTCTGATGGCTCAATTGCAGATCCTACTTCTGATGGTGCAGCAATTTCTGTTAAGCATGGTGTAGCTGTGCTTGAGTATCAAATTGGTCAGTACTCTTCTGGTGGTGAGCAGGGCTGGATCCACATGACTCGTGATGCAGCTGCAGTTCTTAGTTCTTATAATCAAATGGTATTCCACCAACCCGGAGCTTTAAATACACAGCACCTACAGACTTTTGGTGGTACCCCTCTAATAGTCGGATCTGGCTACTCAGGTAACGGTCCAGTAGTTAACGTAACTAATAAGGCTGCTGACGGAACTAACGCAACTTTAACTACAGCTAACAACCACGGCCTTGCTGTTGGTGACACTGTAGTTGTTACTGGTGTTGACTCTACTTTCAATGGTACTTATGTGACTACCACTGGTACTACCGCAACTACGATTAAGTATGCTAAAGCATCTACTGTATCTTCTACTGCCGCTACTGGCACTGCTCAAATGCAGGCTAATAGCCGCTACAAATGGATTTACGCATCAGGTGAAGTACGAGTTTATCTCGGAAAAGCTGAAGTGGTAAATGACAGCTTAGCTCAAGGCTATGGTGTTACATCAAATCAAAATGACATGAAAATTAAAGCTACTCGTGCAGCCGCCGTGTACTTTGATACATCCATCCACCTAGGTGTCAAGGTTGACTTGACTCTAACAAACTAACAATTAAGGAGAATAGGTAATGCCTACTCAAGACTATGCAGCCAGCATCCAAGGTGTGTCGATCCGTGTCACCCGCTTGGACGCATCTGGCAACTTGATGACAGGTCCCGGTGACAGCTACGCAACATCAGCTTTCATGCGCTTGTCATTCACCCCTGAATACGAAGAAGGTGACGAGATCACTGAGAAGTCAGCAAACGGTACAGTTTGTGTAACTTACAAGTCTCCAGACACTCTGAAGCGTATCACTATGGAACTAGCTATTTGTGAGCCAGATCCAGAACTAACTGCTCTATTATCTGGTGGTCTCTTGCTTCGCAAGAACCTAGGTACTTTTGCTTCAGCTAACAACCAGTCAATTGGTTGGGCAGCTCCAGGTGTTGGCGATGACCCAGCAGGTAACGGTGTTGCTATTGAAGCTTGGTCATGGGCTATTAAGAACGGTAAGAAGGCAGGAACTCTTCCTTACTTCCACTGGGTATTCCCATACGTTAAGGTTCGTCAGTCAGGTGACCGCGTTATTGAAAACGGTCTATTGGCTAACACATTCGAAGGCTACGGTCTAGGAAACCCTAACTTTGCATCTGGTATTGATGGTCGCTGGGAGTTCCCAACTGCAGCTGAGCGTCCTTACTCATACGCACGTTCTGCTTGGGCTCCAGTAGGTCTATCTGGTTTCTACACTTGGAACTACGCTGGTGAAGGTACTACCGAACTTGGTACTCCTAACTACACAGCTGTTACTTCACTTGATGGTCTTAACTACAGCCTATCTACTGAAGCAATCACAACTGCTGGTGCGATCACTCTAGTTACTTCAGCTAGCCACACTTACAGCGTTGGCGACAGCATTACAGTCGGTAACGCAGATACTACTTACCTAGTAACTAACAAGGCTGCTACTACTTCTACTGTAACTTTGACACTTGCGTCTGGTCACGGTGTTGTAGTTGGTGACAAGATCATTGTTTCAATTGGTGACAGTGCATTTGACGGTACTTATGGTGTAGCTACAGTGTCGACTAACGACATTACCTACGCTAAGACCAATGCGGTTGCTGTGACTAGCGTTGCTGTAAACAGTTCATCTGCTGTTGTTACTCGCAGCATCTTCAATGGTACATTCACTGCTCTTGCAGGTACAACTGGAACTAGCGTTGCTGTTGCTCGTCGTGTTGCAATTTCAGCATGTACAGGCGCTACAACTACTGGTACATACACTGCTACAGCTCACGGTCTAGTTACTGGTCAGCTAGTGACAGTGACTGGTTTCTCGACTAACGCAGCATTCAACGTTACCGCTGCTGCTATTACAGTAACTGGTGTAAACACCTTCACTGCAACTATCTCAAGCACAACCGCTACAGAAACTATTGCGGCCGTTGCTCAGGTAACTCGTGGTACTGCAATCACTGCAACTGCGGTTCCTTACGGTGCTTCTGTTTCATCAGCTGTGGCTGGTACTGCAGGTACAACTGGATACAACGTTCCTGGTAACATCAACTACAACCCTGATGTTGCAATTGACCGCGTTATCAAGTCTAACGAGGACCCAACCTCTTAATAGACAAGTAAGAACGGGCGGCGCGTTAGAGTGTTTATCACAAAACGCGTCGCCCGCTTCACTAAGGAGAAGATTAAATGACAGCTCTATGGGTTACACCATCAGATCTAGGATCTTACGAAAACACAGAGTTTGCTCAGGAGGCCTGCGAAATGGCATCCTATCTAATGTGGACTATGTCTGGTAGAAAGTTCACTGGAGAAGTAACTGTAACTGAACGTTACGTTTGTGCTAAGCGTGCATACCGTATGGGCCCTTCTTCTAAAAACTACTATGCCACACTAATTTCTGGTGAGGTATACAATATTCCGATCACTGATTTCCAAGAATATGCTGAATTGGTATCGGACGGTCTCTCCCCTGAGTCACGTATTAAGTTACGTGGTAGACCGATAACAAAGATCCATTCAGTTCGTATTAGGACCGGAGCTATCCTTAGTGAGGATAGTTATTACCTAGTGGATCACTCTACGTTACAGGCAGCAGCAGGTGTTCCATGGACTCCTTGTAACGTTGAAGTAACCTACACTTATGGCTCTCCTATTCCAACAGCTGGAAAAATGGCTGCTCGTACTCTTGCCATTGAGTTTGCAAAGCTCTGGGCTGGAGATGATGACTGTATGCTTCCACAGCGTATTACATCTATTTCTCGCCAGGGTGTTTCATACACACTTCTAGACTCACAAGACTTTATTGAGGACGTTAGAACCGGTCTATATATAGTAGATCTATTTCTGAAGTCAATCAACCCAGACAAGGCTAGAGCTAGAGCTAAGGTGTTCTCTCCTGATGCTCCTAGAGGACGTCGCTATACTCGTAAGGAATTACCACTTGCAGTTAATGCTGCTACTGACATTACCTTAAACAGGGATACTACTGCAACTTGGACATCTGCTGGCAAAGCCGGTGTTGATGTAAGTCTATTTTTTGATGAACCTGGATGGACCCCTAGCGTGACTCTAAGAAGTTATTCTGGATCTAAAACAGTAGAAATTACTGCAGCTGACATCACCCTTAACAGCGGTGCTGAGACTGTAACTTTTCCGGTCACATACAAGAATGCCTGGGGTGCTCTTGGAATGGTAGATCCTGGAACATGGACTCTATACGCAACTAAGACTGTTGCTGGTGTTACGACCGTATCAGAGATTGAGACTGGAAACCTCCAGATCAAGTTATATAACTAGAAAAGAGTAGAGAATGTCAGTTCAGACAAACTTCCGTGCCGTCGACATGCTCGGTGGCGTAAAGGCTGCAGAGGTTGTAGTTGATGCCCCTAAGAAGGTAGCACCTAAGCCAATTGCTAAGAAGGTTGAAGAACCAGAGGTTGTAGTTGAGCCTGAGGTTGTAGTAGAGCCTGTAGTAGAAGAGCCAGCCGTAGTAGTAGAAGACGACAAAGTAGAAGAGTAAATAAATGGCATTAGCGGTAGATATATCTAACGTGTCTGAAGACGCACTTGCGTTGAAAGATATGATGGATGGTGTTGTTGAGCGAGTGGGTACTATATACCAGTCGTATAACGTACCCCTACCCGCTCGTCGTTATTGGACTTTTGGTACTCCAATCGTTGACTGTGAACAAATGGTGGTGGCCGTGCAGCAGCTATATCTTGGCCCTCCGGGAGATCAAGCTAGCAGACCACAGCGTTGTAACGTACCTAGAACGGTAGTTATGAACATCATGGTCGCACGTGCCGTCCCCATTGTTGGACAGAATGGACGTCCACCTACAGCAGAGCAGATCGAGAAATCTGGTCACATTTCGGCTGTAGATTCCTGGGTGCTCATGCAAAGTATCAATTTGTTAGATCAGTGGGATGAGACTGGTTTTGGTGCAGGCGTTATTGCCACATTGGAGGCCCCGTCAGCTGAGGGTGGTTACCAGGTAATCAACCTGCAGGTGACAATGGCGGTTCCATAAAATGCCAGCATATGTAATTAATGACAGCTGGCTAACGTACGCCATCGGACAGGGTAGACGCCTAGCTAAAAGAAGCGTACGCCGAGGCCGTGGATTTGGTGGAAATCCTTCTGGTATAGGTGCGTCATCACGCCCTTCTCTTACTTATAAATTTTCTGGTGTAGTTTTTTACGAACCTGTTTTAGAAAGATATTTACACTCTCCTACCGGAGCCGTGGGACGCTGGATGACTGTCCAAGGAAATAAAGTAGTTGTCGGTGCTAAGGCTCAGGTTGGTGTACGAACCGGACGTCTAAGAGAATCTATTAGAATCCAGGACCATAGAGCCGACGCACGAGGCCAAGTAATGAAAATTGGATCTACTGTCAATTATGCCTACGTGCATCACGAGGGTATGAAACCAGTCGTAATCACCCCTAAGGGTAATCACAAGACCCTCAGATTTAGAACCGGTGCTCGTATTATTTACAGTAGAAGAGTGGTTCACCCTGGATTTAAGCCAAATAGGTATTTGAAAGATAGCCTAAAATTAATAGATGGAGTTAAGTAAATAACTTCATGTCCACATTCAATACTAAATTAAGGATACGTAAATATGGCTAGATTCAAAGACTTTGGTGGATCAGTTGACACAACTGCTGAACCAGTAAAATTCAAGCTTTTTAACGAAGAGTTCGTATGCGTGAAGCAGCTTCAAGGCAAGGTTCTACTAGAACTTGTTGCTGATTCAGGTTCGGACGATGCTGCAAAAACTGCATCAGTAATGACTAAGTTCTTCAAGACCGTTCTTCTCGATGAGAGCTACGAGCGATTCGACGCACTTCTAAACGACAAAGAAAAGATTGTTCCAGTAGAAACTCTTGCTGAGATCACATCATGGCTTGTCGAGGAGTACTCAGACCGCCCCAACGATCGGCCATAGGGTTAATCGAGTGGGGGCTCGACTTATGGCCGTACGTAAACGGTAAATGCATTTTAAATGGAATACGACTAGAAAGTTTGGAGGCATCTGACATGCTAGATGTACTTCACTATCTTCTAGAAGATGCTTTTGATGTGAGCTCTGCGGAACAGGCTCAGGCTAGAGATCAGATTCGAACTACTTTATACAAAGACTTTTATGGCAAAACATACAAGTATGCTGCTAAAAAGAAAAACGATGGCTTTAGTACAGCTAGCGGATTTGACGATCAAGAGTTTGCTGAAGAGAATAAGTTGTCTGCTGAAGAAGATTCAGACATTAAACCATTTAATCCTAGGTATAAAGAACCTACCAAACCATTTACCCCTGCCACCGAAGTTGGACCTGACATGTTAGATCCTTTTGGTGGAGTACTAGATAGTCCATTGGGATAGAGGTGACGCATGGCAATTGTAGGTGAAGCTCATATTATTGTTCGCGCTTTAACAAATAGAGTTAAAGGCGACATTCGTAATGGGTTCAGCGGATCTGAAAAACTTGGATCTCAGGCTGGTAAACAGATTAGTGGTGCTTTTTCTAAAGCATTCAACGCGGCTGGAAAAGATGGTATATCTTTCTTTGGTCGCGTCTCTAAGGGCCTACAAGCCTTGCGTCCTGGTGCTGCTCAAGCATACGATGCATTTGCCTCTTTGCAACGTAAATTCTACACAATGGGAACCGCAGCTGGCGGTCTTATTGGTGGAATATCATCACTAGGTAGTGCTGCACTAGCACTTGGTGGTGCACTGGCAGCTGCTGCTCCAGCTGCAATAGCCCTTGGTGGAGCCATGGTGTCTCTCAAGCTTGCTGGCTTTGTAGGCAAACTTGCTATGAAGGGAGTTGCGGAAGCAGCTTCTGCCTTATCTGAGCAACAGAAGGGTCTAGGCAAGACTGCTAGAGAACTTAGAGAAGATATGCAGCAGCTGGCTTTTGAAGCCGAAGAAGCTGCACTGGGGGAAATGAGAGCAGGACTGTCCCTAGAGCAGGCTAGAGAAAACCTAGCTATGGTACAGGATCTACCTCCTAACTCTAGAGCTAGACGAGAAGCTGAACTGGCATATGCCGAGGCCGATCTCAATATGAGACAGGCTATAGATCGAAATAAAGATCTACAGGAGCAGCAGGAGAAAGGCTCCAGAGGCTTCGGGCGTAATCCTATGGAAGACGCTCTAAAAGGTCTAAACGTATATCAAAAAACTTTTGCTAAATTCTTAGCCGGATTATCTAAGTACATGACTAGACTTCGTCTAGTTGCAGCTAGAGGTCTATTGCCACCTCTTCAAAGTGCCATATCACTAATTGTTAAAAAGGGATTCCCTGTACTTGAAAAGGGTGTTGGTGCTATTGCAGTAGCAATGGGCAAGGCTGCTAAGGATTTTGCCAAAATAATCACCACCACTCAAAATCTTAAAGCAGTAAACTCCGTAATGCAAATGTCTGCTCATTTTATTCAGCAGATGGGAAAACCTTTAGGTAACATATTTGCAATATTAGTTTTGCTACTAAAACAAGCTGCTCCTTTGCTCAGCATGTTTACTAAATTTTTAAATAAAAAAACTAAAGGATTTTTGTCTGATCTAAGGATCAAAGAGGCAACAGGTGAGCTAAGAAGATTCTTTGTTAGAGCTGGAAAGCTTGCTGCCCAGCTTGGAGCTATCCTCGGTAATACTTTTGGAGCTTTTGGTGGAATTGTTAAGGCTTCTGTAGGTAAGAACTCTGGCGGTGGATTACTACTAGATTGGTTCCAAGAAGTAACTGCAAAGTGGAAAGCACTTAGAAACGCACCTGAAGGCATTGAAAAAATGCGTGAAAGTCTTTATGTTGGGGCTAAAAATGCTAAAAGTCTGTTGCAGCTTGTTGGTGACTTATTTAGAACTTTGTTTGGAACTCTTCAGACTCCAAATCTTCAACTATTCTTTGATGCGGTTAGAGCGGGAATACCTTCACTTAAAGACATGTTTGAAGAAGTTGGATCTGCTTTGCCAATTATGGGTGAGCTTATAACCAACATCCTAAGGTTTTTTGGAGCATTTGCACAGTCTGGTGCTGTAGTTGAGTTCTTTAAGATCTTAAATGGTGCAGCCAAAATGCTTGCAAACTTTATGGAAAAACCTATGGTAAAGGCGTTCTTTAAAGCTACTGCTAAAATTCACGCCTTTGCTCTTGCTTTTGGTATGCTAGCCATATATGGTGGCAAAGCCCTAGATATTGTTGTCGGTGGTGCAGCAAAATTTATGGGCTTTCTGGATAAGATGGCTCAGCACCCTATTCTGACCTTTCTTGGCTTATTAGCCGGTGCATTTATATATTTATATAAAACTAATGCGGATTTTAAAGCTTCTATGGATGAGTCCTGGAAAGCAATTCAGGATTTAATAAAGCCGGTTGTTGACGTAATAAATCTAGCTCTCAAAGAGTTTGGTCAATTAATTTCTTCCGAAGTTAGTGCTGGGGTTAACAAACTTATAGTTCCTTTGACTAAGTTGGCAGAGGTTCTTATGGCTTTAATTCCCCCGTTAATGGAAGCAATTGTTCCAACTCTAAAAATATTTGTAGATATTCTTGTACTGGTAATCAAATATGGATCTGATCTAGTTGCACAGTTTGTATCTTCATTAGTTCCTGCCATACAAATTCTCTCGGAACTAGTAGGAACTTTGCTTAAAGCATTTGCTCCTTTAGTAGAGCTTTTGATTAAAGATCTAATCCCAGTAATTGCCTTATTTATATCTCATATCATAAACTTGGCACTAACCCTATTAAAAGATTTTACTCCAGTAATTAAATCAATTATTGAAGCCATAACTCCACTTGTAAAAATATTTACGGAAATGGCTGGGACTGTACTTAGAGAGTTAATGGATGCTTTCTATCAGCTTACCGCTGCATTTGTAGGTAAGGGTAACGGACTTAATGGAATAATTGGTGGACTAGTAGATCTGTTCGGTTCACTAGGTAAAATCATTGCCGACACTGTAGTTCCAATATTTAATAATCTAGTCCAGCATATTTTCCCTCTGTTTAATCAAATGGTTGCTGAGCTTGCACCTGTAGTTATAAAACTTATTACTGACGTTCTTCCAATAATTGTAAAAATTGCAGAAGCTTTTGGAGAAGTATTTCTTCAAATTGCTAACGTTGCTATTCCTGTAATTTCTGGTCTTGTTAGCGCATTCCTGCCTATTATTAAAGTTCTAGCTGAGCAGCTAATTCCTATATTTGATTCCCTGCTCACTGCGGTTCTCCCTCTATTTAAGAGCATTATTCCGGCAATTACTCCTTTAATTAGTGAATTAGCTTTGTTTATTCAAAAACTATTTGAAGCAGTTGTTCCATTTATAGAGAAACTTATGCCAAGCATAATGTCTCTTATTGGGATGCTTCAACCTATATTTATTAAATTAATGGAAGTTATAACTCCAATAGCAGATCTCTTTATCCGACTATTAGATCCAATTCTATCTTTAGTCATGCTAATGCAGGATCTATTTTTAGAAGTTATTCAACTTGTAATAGACATAGTAATTTCTTTGGTAGAAACCCTACTGCCTCTTTTTGACATCTTTGTAAAGCTTATAGACCCGATCGAATCTCTGATCAAGAGTTTGCTTCCTCCACTAAAAACTATTATTTCCACAGTGGTGGATGTATTTATTACATTATTTAAATCAATTATGCCTGTAATTGACGCTCTTCTAGACATACTTATTCCAGTTATTGATACTTTAATAAGAACCGTAATTCCACCTTTGACTCAAATTATTATGGTTCTTGTTGACTCTTTCCTTGATCTATTTAATGCAGTTATGCCAGCAATTTCTGGTGTACTAAAGGCTCTGCTTCCAGCGGTTGCTGATGTTGTTAAGGCTGTATCTCCACTAGTTCAGGTGCTTGTTAATCAGCTTGGCCCAATAATTTCAGACGTAATAATTCCTGTAATTAAGTCATTGATTGATCCTTTAATCTCTATAGTTACAGTTTTTACAGATATTGTTAAAGCTCTTGCTCCATTTATTGCTCAGGTGGTTCAGCAATTAATGCCTGTAATTACAGAATTAGTTAAAATTCTTGTGCCTCTTATAGATAGTTTAATAAAAATGTTACTGCCTGTTATTAAAGATATTTTGACAGCAATACTACCTTTGATCTCAGTTCTAATTGCTGATCTAGTTCCGGTATTTGGCGATATTATTACGGCATTGATGCCTTTTATTACAACTTTGCTTAACCAACTTATTCCTGTAGTTATGCAATTACTTCATGCTTTAGAACCAATTATAGATTTATTGTTGGATATACTCAAGCCACTTCTTCCTATAATTAGTGATCTATTTAAACAATTATTGCCCCCTATTCTTGAAATTGTTAAAGCATTTTCTAAATCTCTTGGACCTATACTAGAGCTTCTTCTTACACTTATAGAACCAGTGATTGACGTCATAACTACTTTGGCTAGCATTCTCTCTGGTACGTTGAGCATAGGGATTGCAGGTATGGTAAATGGGTTAAAACTTATAATGCCTGCAGTCATCGGCGTTACAGATGTGATTGCCAAGCTTGCAACAGGAATTGTAACTGGTCTTGCTAATGCGTTTACTTTCCTTATTAATATGGCTAAAGGTTTTGCAATTGTTTTTAAGCAAATATTTACTGGAATAAATATAGTCATAAAAGCAGTACTAAATGGTCTTTTAATTGCAGTTGAAGCTGTACTTAACTTTATTATTGCTTCAATTAACACCTTGTTAGATGGAATTAATATAGTTCTTGATGGCATAAAGATTGCAACTTTTGGTGCTGTAGACATACATCTAGATCCAATTAAGCCAGTAAAACTTACTAGGCTAGCTGAGGGTGGTACTGTAATGCCTAGCCCTGGTGGATCTATTGTTAACATTGCTGAAGCTGGTAAGCCTGAAAGAGTAGTCCCTCTGGACTCAAACGGGCTATCTGCTGGAGATAAAGCTGTTTTAACTGCGATCAAAGACATGGCAGCTTCTGGTGCCGGAGGACCTGGCATTGAAATTAACGTCTATGCTAGTGAAGGAATGAGCGTCAAGGATCTAGCAGCTGAGGTATCAAGACAACTTTCATTCTCAATGCGTAAGGGCACGATCTAAAAAATGATAAAGACAAACTATGTATATAACCCAACGTTTAGTTTGGGCACGGCTGGGTGGTCTACATCCAACGCTACTCTTTCTAAAGTAGCTAGCTCTATAGCATCTCCGTCATACTATGGGGATTCTTACGGCAGCTTATCTAAGACTGGAACTAGCAACCCGTCTATCTATACAACTACTAAGTTAGCTACTACCGTGGGGTCTACATATACCTTCTCGGCATATGTAAAAATTCCTACTGGCCAAGAGTCAGGAACTTATCAGCTATCTATTGGATGGTATACAGCGGTACCTGCTTTAGTTTCTACATCAACTTCAACTAGTACATCACTGACTAGTTCGTCTGGCTGGACAAGGATCACTGTTACTGGTACTGCTCCAGCTACTTCTACTCAGGCTCAGCTGAACATTATAAATACAAGTGGAAGTACAGTCGGTCAAATATTTTTGGTTGACGCACTTCAGTTTGAAAATAATGCTACTGCTAGCCCCTTTGTTGAGCCAATCAGTCAAGATCAAGAAAATAACAAAACTAACAATGTTTTACGTCCGGTTCCTCCTCCACATCTAACCGGTATTGAGCTTAACGCTGATATCATGCTTAATGGACTTCTTCTTAACACAATTGACAACAACAATGTTTTGTGGGTATGTACTGACATTAAAGGTTGGTGGGATCTTCCAGATCCTGAAATTCTAGATCTTACAAGAGGTCTGGATGACGGTTCATATGATGTGAGCGGAAGATACACAGCTAGAAATCTAACTTTAACTGGGTCAATTCTTGTACCTAGTAGAACATACACAGCTGCGGCTAGAGATAGATTGATTTCAGCTATAAACTTAGTAGCTACTGGTGGGTGGTTGTATGTAGATGAAAGCCCTACTAAAGCAGCTTACGTACGTTTGAGCGGACGTCCAAACATCGAGGTTGTTAACGCTAGAGGTCGTATTGACTTCTCTATTGGCCTAAAAGCAGCTAATCCAGTAAAGTTTAAATGGAACTGGAATGATGCTAATGGCTATGAGTACTCATCAGTGTCTGCAGGCGGATCTACTGCTATAACTAATGCAGGAAATTACCCCGTACCTGTTGTGTACACGCTTACTGGAGGAACCAGTGGCTTGACTGCTCCTATAACAATTGTAAACTCTACTACCGGTAAAACACTGACTGTAACTAAAAAAATCCGTGGGTCTACCTACTCCGAGTCTATTGGGACTACCCTGGTAGCTTCTGGTGTAGTGACTATTGGATTTGGCGCAACTGTTCACTCTTTCTTAGTTGGAGATATTGTAAACGTAGCCAGTATTAGTACTGCTGGTCGTACCGGTCTGAATACTACTGGTGCTGTTATCACAGACGTAACTGATACAACTTTAAGTTTTGCAAAAACTACTGGTGATTTAGCGTCTCTTTCTACTAATGGAACTGTAACTTTAGCTGCGGCTGACATTTTAGAAATTGATACTTATAATAAGTCTGCCGTATTTAATGGATCTTCAAGTATTGCTAGATCTTATATTGATACTTTGACAGATTGGACAACTCTTCTACCTGGAAGCAATACCATTCAATTTACCCCGACGTCTGGATCTACATCCTTAACTGTAAAATACAGATCTGGTTGGATCGGTTAGAATAGATATATAAATGACGATTAGACGCAAGGTTAAATATATCCAATGGTAGATGCTGCAACGTATAAATACTTTACTGTTGACATAGTAAGTAACACAATACTCGCTGAAATTCCTTTTAGTGATGTGAGTTTTGAGCGAGCTCTAAAAGGTTCTGGAAAATTTGCTGGAACCATAGCTATTAGCGAAGAAACAAACAATTTAGATCTATATGAATCAACTATGCCTGGTAGAACTGCTGTTTACGTTTTACGAAACGGAGTTTGCGTATGGGGCGGAATTATTTGGTCAAGAGACTACAAAGTAACAAGTAAGGAGTTATCTGTAGACGCTTCTGAGTTCACTAGTTATCTACAACACAGGTACGTATGGAAAACTTTTAATTACAATCTTGAAGCAAAGGCTGAAAAAACTGTAGCTGGTGGAAATGTTAAAATTACTTTCCTAAATAGAAGCTACACCATGCCTACTCTGGACAGCGCTGGAAATAGAGTAAAAGCGTACATAAGTTTTGGTGAGCAAGGCTATGCCCAATACGGTGGATTCTATGAAGTTCTAAGTAGTCCTGCACCCACAAATACTTATTTTTATGTCAAGATCCCTAAGCTACCTACTAGAGCTAGCAGTTACTATTCAAAAGTCACTGTCACTGCAAAAGTAGATACGTATCAATACATACGAGATATGCTTGATGGAGTTTTTAGTGATTTTATTGATACTGAATTTGCTAACGAGTTAATTGCACCTGGTGTTAAAGAAGCTAATACAATTACATATAGAAAAGTAGATAATTCAATAGCTACAATAACAACGCTTTCTGCCCACGGGTTAATTCCGGGCCAACGTGTAGAAATTGTAAATTTATATGTAACTGAATTAAATGGTACTTTTACGGTTCTCTCTGTTCCGTCGTCAAATACTTTTACTTATGATGTAACTGGTTTAATTTCTACACTTGCAATAAATACATCTCCACTAACTAGCGTTTACTATCCAATAAAGAGCAGACGCGTCACCGAAACAAGTAAGCGTGGAATTACTAAAGTAAAAAGAATTTCAAATGTGGCTTATATAACCACTAGATATCCTCACAAATTTGCTGTTGGAGATATTATCACAATGAAAGTTGAAGAAAAATATAAAGCTTTCAACAACGGAGATCCTGCGGTACCTGTAACAGTTACATCTGTTCCTAGCGATAAAGTGTTTACTTATGCAAACACTGGGTCAAATACTTCATCTGATGGAGTAACTGTGACAGACTCTAGATGTGAGTTTTCTGTTAGTAGAAAAATTCTTGAATTAACAGTATACGATGGCTACAGTTTAAACTTTAGTGCTGATGACTATGTATTAGTAAATGGTGTAGATGATCCGTCATGGGGAGTACCTATGTATGATGGGTACAAATATGTGATTGCTACTGATACGGCTTCTCCTAAAACTTGGTTCCAGTTTGATCCTGAATTTGATATGACTGTAGAACCGTCAAGTGTTACTCAGATCAAAACTAAAAAATATACAACATCTAGTAATTTAATTACTATTGTCACGAATTCTGCTCATGGATTTATGGTTGGTGACACCATTATCATAAATATGGCTAAAGCTGATAAATTTTATGATGGTACTCAGACCATAAAAACAGTCACAAATTCTACAACTTTCTCATACACTCCTAAAGACCCTGGAACTGCTGATACTAAACAAGCAATGGCAGCTGGAACTGCTAAACGTATAAAGACTCAGCTTGCCCCTATTGCAAACACTTCTTACACTATAGAGGCAAAAAAGCGGGTATTGTCTACTGCAACAATTAGAACTACTGCGGCCCATGGCTTTGTTGTTGGAGATACAGTACTTGTTTCTTGTGATGATACGACTTTTAATAACTCAGACTCTCCTGTGCTCATCCTTGACGTACCTACTACTACAACTTTCTCATACACAAGTGTTGGAACATCGGTGCCCACCTTGATTGCTGCTACTGGTACAGCAGTTGCTGTGTATACAAATTATGGCGTGGCTAGATACCCAACTCATATATCATCTAGCGGAACTTCTAGAACTATCTATTTCTATGGAGACGAGCATGGGTTTACTGCAAATCAATTTGTAACTGTTTACATAAAAGGTAAAACAAAATATAACAACAATAGTATTCCTGTACAAATTACATCTGTTACTGATAACAGCTTTACATACACTGTTACTGGATCATATACTGAATCTTATGTGGCTGCCCCGGATGATAGCAAAGTTCTAAAATCCGCCACAGTTTCTAAAATTCCTACTGCATTCTCTAGAACTTATGGAGAGTTTCCTAATAATGCTGGCATGGGTGGAATTACTTATAGTAGTAATAACTATAGCCAAAAGGAGATCATCAATGCTCCGGTAATTGGAAGTGCCTTGACAAACGTTGGGGATATGCTTAACAAATACTCAAATAGCGTAAATGGATTCCAATATAGAATAGATTGCTCCGTCGAGAGTGTTGGCGGTATAAATGTATTCAAACGAAAATTTGTTCTTATACCTAGAACTCCTACTAGTCTTACTACTTACTTACTAACAAATCCTCTTGATCCTGGAGAGTATGCTCCTATAAGTGCTTTTGGTGCAGACAAACTTACTTTTGAGTACCCAGCGAATATTAACGATGTAACTCTGCAAGAAAATGCTGAAAATGGGGTAACTCGTATGTTTGTAGTAGGTGATGGTAAGGGATCTGGCGGTGGAGATACTGGTGCTAGATATTCTGCTGCATCTGATAATGCACTACTAGATGATGGATGGCCTTTACTAGAAAGTAGTGAAAAAGTTAGCTGGCCTTTAGTAGGTTACAATCAGATCAACTTGGATAACTGGGGTAATTACGATGTTGAAGGAGATCTACAAAAATCTGCAGAACGTTTCTTAGCTGAGTCAAAGCCACCTATGGGTGAGTATTCAGTAGAAGTTAATGGATCTATTGACCCTGCCGTTGGTTCATATAATCCAGGAGATTGGTGTCAAATAGTTATTAAGGATGATTTTATCTCTAAGCGTCTAAATAGTGCACTCGAGCCAAGAAAGAATGCAATACTTAGAAAAATTGAATCTATTAAGGTAAAAGTTCCTGAGGGCCCGGAAGCCACCGAAACTGTAACATTAAACTTAGTTCCAGAATGGGATATTGATCGACATGGGTAGTGACAGACTTTCTAGGCACAGAAGTATAGGATCTTATTTAAATTATCTAGATGAAAAATCTAGGTATAGCGAATATAGAACTGACTACTCTAGTGTTATTGCCACAAATGCTATTGGTGAATCTTCTTTATCTGAAGAATTATCAATAATTGAAAAAGCTATACAAAGTGGTAACTATATCTCTGGTGAAGCTGGCTGGAGAATAACTGGTAATGGTGACGCTGAGTTTGGCAACGTTGTGGTTCGTGGAGACATAACTGCTTACTCCGGTGCTATTGGATATTGGAATATATCTAGTCCGGCTGTTACCCGTGTAGTTGGAACTACAACACTACTGGGAACCTTTCTTGAGAGCTCTGGTATTGGTGATAATGATGATAGCGTCACGTCAGGCACATACGTAGGTCTATTTAAGTCTTATTCTCCAGATCCATTTGACGTATCCGTTAAAAGTAGAACTAACAACGTAGCCACTCTTACAATACTTGGTCACGATCTATTAATTGGAGACTACATAATTGTAGCTTTAGAGGATGACACTACCTTTAACTCTAACGGTGCGATAGTTCAAATCACCGATATTGATTATGAAACAATTAGTTACGCTAACACTGGTGCTGATGTAGCTAAGTCAGACTCTATTGGCTACGTATATTTCCAGAACAAGGACGTAGCAGGTCTTTACCTTCGTGACTATTCAAAATCTGAGTTTGATTATGGGTATTTTTCTAATACTGGTATAAAGTATGTTTCAGCTGAAGACGTAAACTTAATTGAAAACCCTAGTTTTGAATATAAAAATGACTCCAATGTCATTACATCTTCTACAACATCTTGGTCTCAGGGTACAGGATTAACTTTAGCATCTTTAGATATTAGTTCTATATATTCTAGTGATAGCACTTACGGTGGAAAACTTACATGGGCTGGCACTGGGCTATCTACCTATTTATCTTCAAAAATTGACTATTCTTCCGGAAGTAGTTATAGCGTATTTAATTCAGGAAAGAGTCTTTACCTTGATCTGACAGTTTTTCCTTACTATGTTCCTGTAGCCAAAACTATAAGCTCTATAGCAAGTTGGTCAGTGGGAAGTACTTGGTATCTAAAAGTATACTCCACAGCTCACGGATTTTCTGCAGGAGATACTGTATTTTTAGACGTTAATGCTACTTTTACTAAAGATGGTGTAACAACAACCCACTGTCCGCATACAATTGCTGATGGTACACTTGGATACACCTTTACCGTCCTATCTAGCCCTGCCCCGGCTGCTAATTATTTTTATGTAAATGCAAATCCAAGTGGAAGTTTTAACGCTCCTGAGCAAACTTTAACAACGGCTTCTGCCACCGGCGTGTCTAAATCTGCTTATAAAGCATATGAAGTTGCTTTGGATTTAACTGCAATACGGTTTAGATATGAGAACGGTACTACAACCCCAATAACTGATGTTGTATCTATTGCAACAGAAGCTTTATGGAATTCTGGAAAAAATAAATACTTATTTAGTAATTCAAATGATTACATTTTTTCTTATATTAAGCATCAAAATGACCCAACTTTCGTGGTTGCGCCAATGTATAAAACTGATCCTATTATTATTGATGCTGAAAGCCTTGAAACTAGTTACAGAAGCTCTAACATTGATAGTTTAAATGATCAGTTAGATTTTTATTTAGATATTCCTGGCTGGTTGCTTAAGCACGACGGTAATTACGTAGTTTCTGGTACAAAAGTAACTAATTCTTCTGGAATAGGTTACATTGTAGATAATGTTTTATTGTCAACTGCATCTAATTTTTTCTATGGTTCTTATCTAGCCACAAATAGTTGGGCTGATGGTAATAATAATCCTGCTCAAGCGTCTATTGAAAGCAGTAAAACTTGGTTAAATGTAGACTTAGCGAGTCAATCTGCTAGCCTAGATTATTTTGATTACGTTAAGTTTAGAAATAATACTTTTACTAAAACTATGATTCAGCGGCCATCTTTAAGTATGAATGATTCTTTAGAATTATATGTACCTTTTTCTGGAAATACTTATGACACACTTACTCTTAGTTCTGGAGAATATCAGTATTTAGCTAGTGAATCTAGTTATAAAAACATTAACTCTAATTTAAAACTTATAACTGGAGATAATAATTCTCAGTTTGAGCTTTCTACTAGCAGTAGATATATAGATACTACTACTGGGATTCTAGATTATAGAGTTGCAGCTGTTATATCTGGAAACGTAGAGTCATCATACGGTTCTGAAACTTCTACTATTAGAATTGCTAGCGATAAATTTGTTTGGACTTATCTACCAGATGAAATGACAACTGATGAAAGAGTTGTTTTTGATCAGGATCATATACTTTTATCTGCTCCTCAAACTACTATAAATGGTGATTTATTAGTTACTGGAGCTGCGGTTTATGACGGTGGAGCTACCTATTCTGGAGATACTTCTTATCAAAGAATAAGAATTACATCCGTTGATGGTGTTGGAAGCGGTACCCAAGGTTTTCAGTTGGGAGCTACTCTTGGCTTAAATCTTCAAATGGATAGAAATAGTATTCAGGGGTATAACAACAGCGTTGCATCAGCTATAGATATAAATGCTTCAGGTGGATCAGTTAGTATTGGAAGTACCTCATCTGATGTGGAGATTAAAAAACTAACTGTTGCAGGATACGTCACTAATACTTCTGGTGGAGTACTAGGAACTACTACAACCATTCCTAATGCTGGTTTAACGAACTCTGCAATAACAATTAATGGATCATCAGTGTCATTGGGTGGTTCAATAACAGTTGCAAACTTTAATGGTTCTGGAACATCAATCACTGGTTTGCAATCTGCTGCTGGTATTGCACTACCTATATCAACTGCAAATAACACTACTGCATCTGGTGCAATCACACTTCAAACTGGTACTTCTTCCACTTCTTCAACTACTACTGGCACATTAACAATCGCTACTGGAAGTCACTCAAATACAAGCAGTGGTCTTTCTGGTGCAATAAGCATTAAGTCTGGAGATACTACTGGTGCTGGAGGTAACTCTGGTGCAGTGACTATTGATGTTGGAACTGGTTCTGGTACTGGTGCTCCAGGAACACTGAGCATCGGTAATACAAATGCTAAAATCATAAATCTTGGTTCTAGTGCTAGTGGGACTAAAACTTTAACTATACAACCTAGTGCAAGTACTGGTACTAATACAATAGGTATTGGAACAGGAACAGTCTCTACTGGTGCTATGGTCATAAACATTGGTACCGCATCTATTTCTTCTGGAAGTTCTTCTATTACTATTGGTGCTTCTGGTGCTACAACTACAATAAATGGAACGCTTGTAGCGTCTGCTCCTGCTGATTCTCTTACAGGCACATCTTTACCTGCTGCAATTACGTCTGCTTCTGGGTTAGCAACCGTTGGAACTATTGATACAGGAACTTGGAATGCCACTGCAATTGCTGATGGAAAAATTGCATCAGCTCTTACAGGTAAAACTTACAATGGCCTAACAATTACAACTAGCACAGGTACTTTGACAATTGCTGCTAGTAAAACTCTTACCGTAAATAACACAATTGCAATAAGTGCTACTA